AGCCAGTTTTTCTCAATGCTTAGCACTTCCTATATGATAACTTCAAATGATTCTGGATTAATAGGTAACGAGTTTTCCATCAACTTAGAAGCAGACCCTACAATAGAAGAAATACTTGAAGCAGATATGCTGCGCCTTTATAAAGAGAAGGTGGCTGAGTGGGTATCGCAAGAAGCAATAGGAGCAGTATGTAATGCTTCTTAAATTCAATAAGGGCTCAGACCGTAAAACCGAAGCCTATATAGTTAATATCTTTGGCGTCACCGCGTATATTTCGTACCAAACAGTTATTGCTTTCCATGCTCAGTTTATTGGCAGTCACCGCCTAAAGAATACATGGGGGCCAACTACTGGCAAGCACTTTACTGAAATGAATTGTGATACTTTTAACATCCTTGAACCAGACGAGTTTGAAAAGCAGTTCGATGAGGCTCTTATAGCCAACGTAATTAAAAACATGGGTCAGGAAGTGTTGCGCGGAGAAGTTGCTCGACGAGTCGCTAGAAAATTAGAAACAGGAGAAGACAACTAATGTCAGCTATACACGATAGAGCTATGCTCGTTGACCTACACGTATCGCAATGGACTGCACGTCGCTACGACAAGCGAGTATCCAAGCAGGCTACTGATAACAACAACGCTACCCAAGATGCCGGGCGCTTTAACAAGGCCCTACTCTCCAAGACTGCGCTGGAGAAAATCACCAAGGCAGTAAGNNAGAGCAAGAACAACCTAGACAACGTGAAGCAAATAATAAACTCCTAACAGGAACAAAGACAGGGATAACAGAAGCAACAACAGGAACACTACTCACACCAAAGGAAAAATAAGGACATCATTATATGGAGCAGCAAAGAAAATCACCAAGGCAGTAAGCGCTAAAAAAGATAAGAAACCATCGCACACTCTACCATGGGGTGCCAGCGGTAGCCGCTTACTTCCTGCAGTGGAGTACTTCAAGTATATGGAAAAGATGAATGCCCTGCAGCAGGACTTTAATACAGCTGTTGAAGCCTTCACCATTAACTACCCTATGTACATAGCCGATGCAAAGCTGCGGCTCAACACAATGTACAAACCTGAGGATTACCCACCAGTAGACGAAGTAAAGTATAAGTTTGGTATGGCGGTGCATGTAGGTCCCGTCCCTCAGGACTCTGACTTTCGTATTGACCTCGGAGACATTGAAGTCAATAAGATTCGGGAAGATATGCGCCGAAGGGCGGAAGCATCGCAGCGTGCTGCCCTTGGGGACCTCTGGGGACGTATGCGTGAGGTGGTACAGAATATGGCAACTCGTTTGGCAAACGAAAAGAGTACCTTCAGGAATAGTCTCGTGGAAAACATCAGTACGGTCGTTGCCCTACTACCTGGATTGAACATCACCAACGACCCAGCGCTGGAGAATATCCGCCGTGAAGTAGAAGCTGACTTGTGTAGTCTGCATCCTGATACATTACGCACCAGCCCAGACAAGCGCAAAGAAACTGCTGCGAAGGCACAGGAGATTGCTGACCGCATGGGCGCATTCATGGGGACTGTTTGATGGGGTATAGGTCTGAAGTAGAGTACACAATTACTTGCCCAAATATGAAAGCGCGGCTTGCATTACTAAAACTCGTAGACGAGCACCAAAATGCCATTAAAGAAATGAGCTATATAGAAAGCGAAGGGCGTATCTTTTTTTCAGCTAACGATGTTAAATGGTATCCAGATTACGAAGACGTAAGATGGCATACCAATCTTTGGGAATACTTCAAAGAACTACAAGAAACAGAAGAAGACTCTACAATACAAGGCACCTTTGTCCGTATAGGCGAAGACAATACTGATATAGAAGAAGACTACATAGGTGATTGGTCTGGAGACCTAGCAGTAGAAAGACATATTAGGGTAGATTTTAATATTACAGACGGAGTATCCCTCGATGGCAGTTGAACCAATTATTAAGGCACGTACGCAGCTGCTACTCAGCCAACCGTTCTTCGGAGCTTTGGCACTACGGCTAAAGATGGAGCCGAACGATACAATTAAGACACTTGATGTAGACGGCAAGACTATGCGTTACAACCCTGAGTTCGTAGCCTCGCTTCCAATGAACGTACTTATCTCTGCTGTTGCGCACGAAGTATGTCACTGCATGCTCATGCACCATCTGCGAAGAAATCATCGTGAGCCCGAGAAGTGGAACATCGCCTGCGACTTCGCAGTCAACAACATCCTGAAAGCCGCTGGCTTCACCGTGGGGGATAGTTGGTATCAAAGCGATGAGATAGGCGAGGCTTCCGCTGACCATGTCTACACGATGCTACCGGACATGCCAGGAATAAGCGCATACGACCAAGCCTCTGCCCCCGGCGATGTACTGGACGGTGTAGACCCAAGCAACGAAGCAGAAGTGCGTCGTGAAGAGGCTGAGTGGAAGGTAGCCATCTCTCAGTCGGCTAATGCTGCAAAGATGATGGGTAAGCTACCAGCGAACTTACAGCGCCTTGTAGGCGAGCTGGTTGATAGCAAGGTCTGCTGGAAGTCGATACTGCGCGAGTTCGTAAAAGCTACCTCTGCTGACGACTACACATGGTCGCGCCCTAACCGTCGCTTCATTGGTCAGGGCATGTACTTCCCTTCCTTATATAACGAATCAATCGGTGAGATAGTCGTAGCCGTAGACACCTCTGGCAGTGTGACCGCCGATGAGATGAATCAGTTCGCCTCAGAAATTACAGCCATCATGGAAGACGTGTCTCCGTCAACAGTACATGTTGTGTATTGCGACACCCAGATAGCGCACACGGAGTCTTTCACCAAGGATGACATGCCGCTGCAACTCAATGCCAAGGGCGGTGGTGGTACGGACTTCAGACCACCGTTCGAATGGGTAGAAGAACAAGGCATCGACCCCGCGTGCTTTATCTACCTGACAGACATGTGCTGCCGTAGTTTTCCTGAACCACCCGCCTACCCTACTCTCTGGATAGACACCTCCGGACATAGTACAGCGCCGTTCGGCCAAGTAGTAGAGATGACTTTATGAAGGTACCATTCGAATATATCTTACATGGCCTATCACTAGTAGTACGCGTAGCGGAACTAATTATTGGGCGTAAGCCGACACCAAAACGTAAGTACCCAAGAAAACCGAGGAAGTAAAATGAGCAAGGACAAAACCTGGAAATTTACTGAAGCCCAAAGAAGTATTGTCTCTGAGGGTAAACTATGCCCCGCTTGTTTAGGAACAGATATAGAATGTACTGGGTGTAATCCCGACGGGCTGCGTATGAACTACGGATACAGATGTAAAACGTGCAATGAAACTTGGGAAGGCTATTAGAAAGTGAGTGGCTTTTTGTTACAGATGCACGAGGACTATGACCCCCTCATGCGGTTGATTAGGGAGTACTACAGACAAAACACTGAGCCAGGGAATTGCTGGTTCGAGTACGGTAGCGCAGATTCTAGTGATATAGAAGAATTCCTAACAGAGAACGAAATCCCCTTCACTATTGAAGAAGACAGTGATGACATGGAGTCAGTGGTATATATAACTCGCTTCTACGCGGCTGAACATAAAAACAATACGGACTACAGCTACCGAACAGCCCATGATGAATTAGTTGGACTTCTTAACGACCCCCAAGATAAGAAGCTATACGCTCAGCTGCAAGACAAATACAACCCATCAGAATTTCCGCAAAACATAAAACCTACCAAAGAACAGATTGCAAAAGTTGCGTACTACGTACTCGTTGGCGTACAGGGTAAGCTATAGCTCGTCAGGGTTTACCCAGTCGCTCTCAGGCTTAGTTTTCTTCCTGCTCTTCTTATAGACTTTGAATATCGCGGGGATGTCCTTAAACAACATGCGTGAACCAAACCAGAACGTAATAACTGTCCAGACTATGTTCATCATGATTGGGTCGACGGTATTAACTGGTGGTAGTTTCCAGAACCCCATCAGCCCTCCAATCACCCAGTAGGTCACCGTGGGGCGCACCATGCGGTTCAGACCATCTGTAAGGATGTCGAACCAACTCTCGTGGTAAGGCAACACCATCTCTCTAGCCGACTTCTGGCTCGCATCTCCGACCTGCTGGTCTTCTACACTTTGTTCATGCAACGTAGCATCACTCGGATACCACTTATCTACAGCATCAGAGACATCTCCTACAATACCTTTACCATTGCTAGTCGAACCAAATAACGTAGTAGCTAAAGCTGTAAGCCATCTCATGACGACACTCCTTGTCTATCGTAGTTTCTTCAGTGTTTGCGCAAAGCGTGCGCGTTGACCTAACTTACCCGGCTTCTTAGCCGCTGCAGTTAGTTTCTTGGCAGGAATAGTTTTACCTGACTTAATACCCAGCGACTTGCGCAGAGCACCTGGTTTCTTAATAGCTTTCTTAATGTTCAATACCATCACATAAACCCTCCATGGGTCATTGAATAATGGTTACCGTCAGGTCTTTTGAAACGACCGCCCCAACGACATAAAGAATGCATTGACTCCCACTTTTCTCCAAGTGGTCGGTGCGCTTCCGTAGTTGTCTGGTACACACCATCTATAAACAAATTCCAATCATGCGCCAGTTTAAGTTTATGGCATGAGTTCCTATGTCCATATACTCCCTGCTCACCCATCGCACCGAAAGCTTTCTTGTTACGGTGTCCATCCCCCTCAGTAAACTCATACCCTTGCTCATGAGCCCACGCTAACCACTCAGTCTGGAGCTTAACAAACAGCCGTTGTTTATCTCCGAGTGTCATTAGAAAACTCCCATTAGTTTAAGGACAAATCCTGCTATGGTTATAACAACGGTTATAGCTGTTGTAGTTTTTACCCATTGTCGGTCAACCTTACCTTCTAACTGTCCAACCCTGGTTATAAATTCTGGTTTAGTAACAAAATCTCGTTCAATCTCGTCTCGTAAATCATCACGACACGAAGTAACTTTATCCTGCATATCCCCAAACTTGGCATCGAACTTTTCATACAATCCGCCAATGTTAGCGTCAATTTTACTATATTGTTCTGACATTGAACTTTGGACATGTGACACTGTTCTACGCAAGTGGTCAACATCATGCTTTACAACTCGCCGCTCCACAAGCTCAGCTACTTCAGCTTCTGAATACAGTTTCTCTTCACTTCCGTTATTTCCCGAGCCCATAAGCATCTCCCTTTGCAGCATCCTTACTGCGTGAAATCCCACCGTTTATAAATATTATTAGCAGGTAACGATTCAACGAATGCTTCCCATGCCGTGGTGTTGCTATTTTCCGTAAACAGTTTAGCGATGTCCCGCACGTGTCCAACCGTGGGGCCTGCCAATCCTGTTATACCATCGCCTCCATATTGCACGTCCTGCATTGCATCATAGCCAAGCTGGGGTATGCCATTCAACCCTGCGCGTTCTGCACTGTTGGCCACATAATCGAAGAACGTCCAGTTCTTCTTGTAATCATCTGCGTCATCACCATCGAACAGGCCTTGAAACAGAACCTCACGGAGCAGGTCTGAGGCCATCATGACCGGCACATACCCACCCAGAAGCATCATAGGGGCATAATTTCCTTCATAGAACTCAGAGAACACCCTCCTCAAGATACGGTCATGGAAGGAGTATATGAACGCCTTGAGGTGGAATAGGAGCATCCAGTGCGGGTCTGAAGCCCAAATAGGCCTCTGAGCAGCGTCAGGACGCAGAATAGCCTCGTCAACCCACCGATTTAAGGCCCCACGTACCCTCTCATCCCGTTTGAACTCAGCGGAGTCCACATCTAAGTCTTTGCGCTGTTCGTGCGTCAGGAGCTGCAGGGAGCCGTCCTTGTCGAGCTTTACGTCACTGGCAGACAGGTTCAGCTGGGTCAGGAACCGCTCACTGTGACGGCTGGTGCCCTTGGCATGGCTCTCGAGGAACGCCTTCGCCCCGGCCAGCCCCATAATACGGGTCGCCCGAGTCCAACGCTGCAGCTGGATGTACTCGAAGAACTTCTCGTTAATCTGCTTGCCCAGACCGGTCAGGTGGTGACCACCATATTCCCAGCCCAAGGCCTCGTTAGTTGCATACTGGTCGATGGTACCCAGCGCCTCGGCCATCTGGCGCAAGGCTGTCTTGTTGCCTTTTATCTTGGCCTTGATTTCATCTACACCAGCTTTGTATGCCTGCCAAGCTGTGTTCAGGTCACCACGCACGGCGATGCCTGCCACGTCGACCAGTGAGGTCAGCGTAGACAAGGACAGCAAGCGCAAGTTCTCGTACACCATCACGCCACCTTGGAACTTGTGCCATTTAGGGTCGATGTCAGAACCAAGCGTACCCATCATGGCTTCTATGTACTTGCGCGCCATGCTGATATCAGAGTCGCTGGCACCTGAGGCCTTAGCCTTTTCAATCAGCTCCTCGATACCCTTGCCGTCCTTACCGAACCGTGAAGTGTACTCGGCGCGCTTAACACTCTGCTCGATGTAAGTAGTAACAGTCAGGCCAAGTTCTTTAGACAGGAACGGCGCAAGGTCAGTCGCGTGAATCCATGCCAGGTCGCGCTTGTTGATAGACCCGAAGTAAGGCGTGTGAACTGTCTTCTCAGGATTGAGCTGAACATCAGCCAGCCCTTGATTAGACAGCAGCGTTTCATAAATACGCTGCGCGGCCTTAATACGCTTTTCCTGCGTAGGCTTGAACTTGGCGTTGTTCTCAAACTCTTTAGCAAACAGGTTACTGTCGTATTTAGATTGCGCCAGTGCATCAATGAACTTGTCGTGGTTACGCTTCAACTGCTCCATGTCATAAACACGTGGGAAGTATGTAGCCTCTTTTGAAGGTGAATTTAAATCCCCAACCTCAACACCATGCTCAACTGCGTAGTCACGCATCTCTTTAAACAGTGCGCGAACCTTGCCTACTGCTTGGCGTTCTTCTTCAGTGGCTGGCTTCTCGTTCGAATTCAACAAGTGAACCACGCGCTCACCGAAGACTTTATCCTTAGCGGCCTTCTCGAATATGGTAGACAGGCGTTTTTTGAAACGCCCCATACGCCGGTTACGTGCGGTGAACATTGTTTCCTCGATGCCCTCAGTACCTACACGCGCATGGAACTTCTCAGCCAGCTTAATAAGGTGGGCGTTCTTCGTGGCACGTATTGCGCCATCAGCTGTGTAGAAAACCTTACCAAGGAACGGAAGTATCGATGACGTAGTGAGCTCAGCGAAACGGGCAGACTTCCTGACCATCGTGTCACTTACTCGCTGCTCTACGACGAAGGTTGCCTCGCCATCTGCGCGCTGCTTCAAGACACCGCTACGCAGAGCCTTGAATAACTGCTCAGCTTGTTTATGTTCACGGACGATGCCAAGCACATCAGTAACGAAGCTCACTACGCGTTCAAACAAACCTGTTGCCTTGGGGCCGAGTTTCAACTCCCCGGCAATCCAGAACTGGTACGCGTACGCAGCAGCTGCTTCAGGGTCGTTCTTAACTTCGTACTGCGCCTCAGGGTTGCCCTCCAGTAGCTTCCGCAACTGGCGCTGCATGTGCAGGCTAGTGAACGCTGTACCGAGTATGCCACGTTCCTTAGGAGTCAGTAGGAAGTCGAACGCTGCACGTGCTGATTGATTAGCCAGTTCGTCATAAGGGTTATGGTCGAGGTTAGCCGACATGTTGATAGCACGCACGCCGTCTTTGTTGGTGTACTCGGCCGCTGCTTTTGTGCCCCGTTTGAAACGTGGGGTCAGACCTACAGCTTTCTGTACAGCCTCAAGTAAGTCCTTCGGCAATTTATTACGCGGGGTGCTGTTAAGGTTAGCCTTGGCACGAGCAGAAACTTCCTTCGCCAGCATGTCATCGAGGAACTGTCTTACCGCTTTATCTGGAGCGTTGGCCAATACGTTTTGTGCAAGCGACTTAATAAGGTCAGCAATATGTGAGAAGAACTGGTCGACTACACCGACTGCTTTGGTGTTCGTTACCATCCACTTCGCTGTGTTATCAGCGAACCACTCTTCAAAATCTAACAGGTATGCACGGTCAGCATGTGACATGTCATCAAGTAGCTTGTTGCTACCTTCCTGACTCATAGCATCCATCATGATTTCCAACGGCTGCTTTGACAGGTAGATATCAGACAATGTAGCTGACCGGCCGAACTGAGCACGCCATTCTTCGAATGATGCACGCACGGATTTAGCATTCTTCGTACTCAGGTCAAGGACAGTCTCTTTGAATATGATATGCCCAACTTCATGCCCGAGGATTTCCAGCGCTTGCTTCTTACCAACTATCGGGCTTATGTAGATAGAATACGTGCCGTCCTTGTTGGTCTTCATGAAGCCACGGTTCGTACCATCGATTAAGCGAATAGCATCACGGCCACGGTCTTCGAAAATCTTCTTAGCCTGGTCGTAGGTCAACATGGTGATGTCTTTCTTTATACCAAGGTCAGCCAGCCACTGCGTAGCTGTCTTTTGGAACGCATCGAGGTCGCCCGGCTTTTCCTGTTCACGCATGTACTCGTCAGAAGGAGCGATGCGATTTGAGAAACGCAGGTCTGAGGGCTCAGCTAATTCCTCTTTCAGATATTCGTCTAATTTCTTTTTTCTTCTTTCACGCTGTTCAATGAACTTATATCCTGCGAGGCTTTCTGCTAACTCTATTGCTTCCGCTGCAGTATTGATATCCGTGCCAAGACCTAAACCTGTAGCAAGACCTAGCATATCCTCCTCATAAGTTTTTGACCCTGCGTTCAGATAATACTCCGACTTACGCAGAAACTCCTGCGCCACGGCTTCTACCTTAGACTTCTTACCTTTTAGTATCTGCGCGCCCTCGCCACCACCGGCACCTTGGCCAGCGGCTTCCCGTTCAGCAGCAGCTTTAGGCTCGCGCTCTGCTACACGGCGAGCTTCTTTACCAGCTTCAACATCGCCCAGTACCTTCTTAATAGCCGAAGGCTTCGAGCGTTCTGAAACAACTTTTTCGCGCTTACGCACGCTGCTAAGTATATCCGATACCTTAGCATGCACTTCTTCAAGTTCAGTGCGTTGAGTCGCATCCTTGGTAGTCTCCAGTGCAGCTTCAATAGCATCGAGGCTGCTCTTAATATTCTTCGCGCCGCTTGCTTTGATAGCACGGTACTTCACGCCACGGTCACCACGCTTGGGCGTGTATACGACAAGGTTGTCATCGAACGATTCGAGGAACTTTATATCCTTGGCCTTCGAGCTCAGCAATGAAGTAACACCCTCGAAGAAGGCTTGGGCTATTTCCTTTCGACTGGAAGTGAAGCCAATGCCCTTGGCTTCAAGAACCTTGCGGGTAATGTCATGGGCGTTAACGTTCTTATCGACACCGTCGACACTAACCTGAAACACACCACGAGGTAGCTTGGTGCCAGGCTTGCTTGCTTTCTTCAATAATGAATTAACTTCTGATTCATCGAAGTCCACTACTTCGGCCTTCGGCTCAACACCCGGCTGCTCGATAACCTCGAGGCTATCAAGGAACTGCTTGCTGCTTTTCACGCTCTTGGCGAGTGGTTCCAACTTGGGATTAGCCTTCAAAATGCGGCGTGCTTCAACATCGAATAGTGACTTCTTGTCACTGACCGTTCCCTTGCGTGATTCCTGTTCAAGGAAGACCTCTGTGTATTTACGAAGAGTAAACGCTTCTTCACCGGCCTGCTCGTTCAACTCACGTACGTTACGCACCTGTGAGTTCTCAACTTCGCGGCCAGCAAGTTTGCTCGATGCTTCAGATGAAACGAATGGAACGCTCTGCTCCTGGTCGCGGAACATCGTCTTCTTACCATCGGTGTCTTGCACATTAATAGACTGATACTCAGGGTCAGCTTCACCTGTTACGAATTCTTTCTGGACTTGCGTAGCTTCACCTTCGTCAAGACCTTCTTGGTCGGCAGTTTCTTGCAGCGACTCAAACTCAGGCGTTACGCCTTCACCTACCAACTGGTTAATACGGTTCTGTACTTCTGAAGTGGCCTCAATAGTACCGGCCTCAACTCCGCGCTCAAGTTCTAACAACTCGAACTGACCACCGGTGTGCACACCAGCCTGCTCAGCGAGCTTGTCCAACATCTTGCCGGGGTCATCGAAGTTCTCTTCAAGCTGCTGTTGTATCTCTGGAGTAATTTCTATATTACCGAGAGCTATTTCCTGCAGCGCGGGGAGCAGTTCATCTTGGAACGTTGCCTGGTCGGTAATGAAATCCTTGGCGTGTCCGCGTGCAATACGTGAAGAACGTGTGTCTGGTACATCGATGTTGCGTGACTCAGCGATGTCATTAACTTCCTGCAGCGCGCCGGGAGCAGTTAAATCTATACCTTCTAAATCAGCGGCAGCTTCTGGGTCAGCAGCAGCTACAAACTCTGCTGTGCGTTGAGCCTCACCTACATCGAGTTCGTCCTGCGACTCCAAGTCTTCAACGCGCTGCTCGAACTTACCGGGGTCAGGGATACCACCAATACTACTAAGCGTACCGCCAACAAGACCACCGGCCACTGTAGCGTTGATTATTTCGTTGATGCCCTCCTCACCGAAGACCTCGAAGTTCTCATTAGCAAATTTATGCGTAGCGCGCTCGATGACAGTCTGCACACCTTCGGTCAGACCTTCACGGCCAGTACCTGCGGCGGCTTCTTCAAGCATACGGCGAGAGATGCCCTTTTTCTTCAGAGCTTTCTTTATTGCGCTACGGCCAGCTTTGCCAACACCGAACTTATCAAATACGTGCATAGGCTGTATAGCTTCAAGTGAGCCGGCAGCAGTACCACCAACTACAGCTTGGCCAGCCAGTTCCTGTAAAGAGTATTTCTCTCTGGCTTCAGGGTCAGCGGCAGTCTCTGGAAATATGGAACCAGTCTCCAGTGCTGACGCACCACCAATAGTACCCGTGGTGCTACCAATCTTACCGGCACGTTCGACAGCTTCAGGCGCTACTGCTGCCATACGCTTACGCCCACCGCGTCCAAGCACGCGGCCTACCCGATGTGTTGCTAACAACGTAGCAATATTAGGTAGCTGCGAAACAACCGTGTTGCGAGTAAACGCTAACGCTGAAGGAACGTCTTTAACCTGTTCAAGAGTCTGTACCTCAGGTGCTTCTTCAGCTGCACGTTGAGATAGTTTTTCTGCTTCAGCCAGTTGCTCTTCAGCAAACTCTTCTTGGCCAACCAACGCACCACCAGCTGCGGCCGCGCCACTAAGAGATGCGCGCAAATTAAGCACGCCCTGACGAAAAGCTTTGCTCGTCTCCGAGCGCTTTACAAGGTTCTTATCTACAGACCCTTTAAGGGCTTCTTCATCTTCATCACGTAAAAAAGCCATAGCTTAGTAATCCCGTAGTTTTTGGCCCTTGGCGGCGTTCTTGCGCATTATTGCGAGTAGCTTCATTGTCTTCGGAGAAAGCTCGGTCTTGCTCTCGTTCAACAACTCACCAAAGGCTTCATTATCGCCAACAAACGACCTAATCTGAGAAGCCGCTTCCTTGGCAGACAGTGGGCCGACCTTCGGGTCGTTCCATCCAAAAAACTTATCTATACCCTCGAGGAACCCACCAGATGAAACTAGACCAGTAGCTTCTTCAGCCGCTACGCGAGCTTGCTCGAGAACATCTTGTAACTGCTTCGCCTGCTGGAAGTCCTGTGGAGTTCTGAAATCAGCTCCAGCCCAAGTTTCTTCGAACTGTGCATTAGCTGCTCCGCGTTCCTCTTCTGGTAGCCCTTGGTGCAGCCGGTCAATCTGGCCTTGCGCAAACTCAGTCCGTTCACGACTGGCTCCTTCAGCCGCTACACCTGCAGCACCTTTCGCTTTAGAGATGTCAAAACCAAGACGTTGCTGGCGTAGTTTAATATCAGCTGCTTCTTTACCAGTTAGCGCGCCTTCTTTAGGGCCGAGGTCAGCCTCTAAATTTTTACGAAGCGCTTTCTCTACATCCTCTACACGACCGCCCGCATCAATGAACGGCAGAGCCTCGATAGGAATGCCCAACTGCGCAGCTCGTTGTGAACGCACTGCTTGTGTCTGACTTTCAATACCAGCGACACCTCTATCAACAGCTTGCTGTTCTTCAGGTGTGCGGGTTTGTAAAACGTTCATCTGCGAACGAAGGCGCGGTGTCTGACCAGGCAACGCAGGCTGGCCAGGCTGACCCGGCTGCGTTGGTGGTACCGTTGTTGGAGCGGCTGGAGCAGATGGCGCAGTCGGTGCTACTTGTTGTTGGCGAGTTCCTTCTCCGCGCAAAAAAGCCCCAGAGAAATTAGTAGGCATACCGGCCATGGCTTTTGAAATCTCACCACCCACAGCTGTAGCACGACCGCCAGTTAAGGTGTCGCCAAAGTCCTGTACTACGGACGGGATAAACCCACCGCGTTTTTGTATCTCAGGGACTGACCGCTCAGCCTGCTGGCGTAAAGCCCCACCGGCGGCGATAGGAGTTTCAATGGCAGCAGCAACACCAGCAACGCCCGGTATTTTCTTTAACACTTTACCAGCCGTCTTAGCAGCACCGCGTAATGTTACTGGAGCCTTGAGAGCTTTGACCGCTCTACTGACTCGCCCTGCAGGAGCAGCGGTCGGTTTAGGAGGAGCCCCAGCTGCGGGGCCACCAATTCCGGGCGGCTTCGGAGCTGCGCCTATCTTCCTCTGAAACTTAATACCGTCTCCAGCAGGACGTAGCTTGGGGCCTCTACGAGCAGCGGCTTCTGCAGCTTTCTTTTTCTGCAAGCGCTTCTGAATTTCATCAGGTGAATCAAAATTAATAGCCATACCTTATCCCTCCATGGGAATTTATTCTGAAGCAGTAGTCTCGTGACCAATAGAAGCGAATGAGTTCTGGCTACCCCAAGCAGCAGCAGCAATATCACCTACGGCTCTGGCAGCAGCATTAGCTCCACCAACCTTGGTAGATACTAGCGCAACATCACCATCAACCCCAATGGAATGCACGCGTATGTCTTTGTTGATTTCCATCTCGTCATACTGCAGTAGCAACTGCGCCAGTGATACGTAGGTATCATAGTATTTTGTAGCCAGCCCATTGAACTGCTGCTCTGCGTTAACAAGCTGTGAGGAGTAAGTAGCTGCATCCCCAGCAGCGCGTCCAAGCACACCGATATATTGAGCAGCGGCTGTGATGGATTGCATCTTCTGCGCCATCAAAGTTGTAAGGGCAAACTTCACATTATCAATCTCGAGCTCCATCTGACGAATCATAATGTCCCGAGAGTGCGCTGAGATTCCTCTTGAAACTTCGCCACGGGTTTCGGCCAGCTGACCTACCTGTACACCCTGTGGTAAGTCCCAGCCCCTCGACGACCAGTAGTCATTAATCTCAACCTCTGTGCGACGGAGTTGCTTGTTCGCCACATCAGCATGGCGGTCAATGAGCGCTTGCTGTGTAGCCGCTGACAACATGAGCGGGTTTGAACCATCAACGACTGCCATCATACGGTCAGACAACTGCACAACTTCTGAAGCGAGGTCAGGGAAGTAGTCATCTAAATACGTCGTGAACTCGAGCTTCAGCCTGTCCATCAGCTCACGATACTTAAGGTCGTAGCCTGCTGTGAACAGAGGTCCTAAATCAGTGTTAAGGAGTTCGGTCAAATCAGGCAGATTATCTGGGTCTATAATTTGCTCTGGTGGAGTCGACTCATGGATATCAGGAGCCACACCGTAATAGAAAATGGACGTGGCCTGTTCTGCCAAGTCCACCGCTTTATCTGATAAAGACGCAGCCTGGTTGCGTGCATCGTTGATTGTGGCCGATACTGTGTTTTCAGCTGTCATATCAGATTCTCCGAGTTAGTTTGATTTCACGCAACTCTAAGCTGTCCAGTTCGAAGTCTGCACCAGCCTCGTTAACAAGCTCCCACTGCCAGTAGTGTGCCTTCACACCCTTGCCGAGCTTGATTCGTATATCGCGTATTGTATCACTTGTATTGCAAGTCTCGTACCACCGTTCTTTCTTCACGCCGTCTTTGTCACGTACTATGGTCTTCAGCACAAGCGAGCCGGTGTTACGCATCGCAAGGTAGGCGCGCTCGATGCGGACATAGTTCGTACCCATCCGGCGCTGGCCTGACCTGACCACAGCAGCGATATCCACACCTGCGTCGTCGGCACCGTTCAGCAGATGGATACCGTCTGACTTGCATCCGTAATACTGTTTGCCAATCTTGGCGAGCGAGTTGAAATCAAAGTCCTGGTACTCGGTGACAGCGTGGTTCTTCGAGTTCATAGCTACGCCGAGGTAGGACCCAGCTTCGCGCAGGGTGAACCCGGCCAGAGCGTTCAAGTCTTCGTTGACCAGCAAGTCGAAAATCTGGTTAGTAGTAAGCTCGTCACCAACGGCTATTTGGTCTTCGGCCACAGCAACGAAGAGGCCATTCGGAGAAGATGTTTCATCGAACGCTGCTGTCTCGTTCAAAATGGCTTGTATCAATACTGACGTTGCTGAACTGTCGTCTACACCAAGAGCTTCAGCAATCATTATATGGTAGTCGGCTGTGGTAGCGTCGGTGATGTTTACGATTTCTATGAGCTTCGTAAACGAGTCGAATATCCGGTCGTGCATCCCGGCTGTGTCTAACAAGGATGCGTTGAGCACAGCGTCATCGAAGTTACCAAGCTGGGTCAGAATCACATTCTCTGAGGCGGCAGCAAAAAACACATCGCCTTCGTATACTGCGCCTTCGTCCATTAGCATGCCGTCTTCGGCTTCATGGTTAAACGTACCGAGGTCTTCCAAGGTATCTGCTGTCAGTACGTGCTCAAGTATATGCACCTCTAGGACTGTGGATACGACATTGCCAGTAACAATAGCATCGTTGTCACCAACAGCTACGTATACTGCATTGCCTATTGCCACATCCCATAAGTCATCTGTGATACCAGAAGCTAGGATTGTCCAGACAGTACCGTTCTGGCTCTGCACCATGGTGCCAACATTACCAACAGCGATGAATACGTTACCGCCGACAGCTATAGAGTTCAGGTCTTCACTGGACTGGGTCGTTACCTGTGTCCAGATAATACCGTCGTCACTAACGAGTCCGAGGCCGTTTGCTCCAACGGCAACAAGTACCAGGCCATTGAACGCTACACCATACAGGTCTTCGACTGTGCCGCTGGTCTGTGCCGTCCATACGTTACCTGAATCAGACGGGTCTGGATTCGTTTCAATAGCGCCACCTGACCCGACTCGTACAACGAAGTCACCAGTGTAAGTACTGTCATACCAATCTGTCATACCTGTCTCCAGCTTTGTTGGTCGTTACTGGTAAGGGCAATCCCTGACCTTCCTGAGATAACTACATTGAGCGCGTTCGCTGTAATACAGCGCAGGGGTAAATCTGTGCCGGTATCACGACGCACCCATGTAGCGCCATCAGTGCTAGTCAGCAGTGTGCCGTTATCACCAACGGCATACAGCACACCAGCTATCTGCCGCACTTGCCATAAATCATCAAGCGCCCCGCTATCCCGTTCATCCCAGTTCTGACCGCTGTCGTCACTGGACAGTACCCGACCGTTAGCGCCAACAACTACGAACCGGTCACCCAGTACAGCTACACTCGATAGCGCAGTAGGGCGGCGAGCTTCTTTAGCTGTTGCCCCCAGTGGCTGGCGATAGAACACACGAACTTTGATAGCATCGACGCGAACGACAGCGCCCCCCGCTCCAGCAGTTGCCTTGAACGTCACACCGAACTCGGGCGAATTAAGCTCTTCAACAGTCAGGTCGGTCTTGATTAAATCTTCAGAGCCGCCGAACGTAGAATATGCTTCGGTCAGGGTGTAGTCACTATGAGTCTCAGCTGCGGAGTCGACAGTACATACCCAGATAGCCTCATCTGCATTTATGTAACCTTCGTCGTATGTTTTGCTCATGTGATTACCCTACATCGAACTGATACACAGTATCAGTAGACTGCCCAAGCATGTATAGTTTTGTACCATCCTCATTTAACCTTATACCCCGCATCGAGGAATCTATGAGTTTAGTGTACAGGAAGCGCCCCCCATATACGGCCGTGGATACATCCCAAGGTACAGTCAAAGAGTACTCGTAGAGAGAATCTGTCGAGGTGCCTGTCATATACATTACAGTGCCATCTGGCTTAAAGAATACGCTGGCAGGATTGCCCTCTTCGACACTGAAATCGAACTCGACTAAATCATAAGTAGCTGTAGAAACGTCCCACGGTGTTGATAAGGTTAATTGGTACACCGTATCGAAAGTAGAATCTACTTCGTACATTTTTATGCCGTCTGCTCTAATGTAAACCTCTTTCGCCAAACCACCACCAGTAAACACGAAGAGCTTAGATGTATAACTAGCTGTAGTTATATCCCACGCAGTAGATAGTACGTACTGGTGTACCGTTTTATCAGAAGCATCTAGCACAAACATATCTGTCCCTGCTGGACTGAACGATATTCCGTATGACAAATCTGATACGCCAGCTAAAGAATAAGAATCGCCACTGTACGATGCTGTCGATAAATCCCACGCAGTAGACAAGTCATACATATACACAGACTCTGTTCCAGCAGAATCCACCACATAAACTTTTGTACCGTCTGCGGATATAGTAAATGCGGTTGGCGTATTTGGTTCGCTTGGGGACAGTGTGTCCCCACTAAGCGTAGCAGTAGATATATTCCAACTGGCAGCGAAAGCGCAATAGGCCACGCTACCAATATCACTAATTATTTCGCCACGTATAAGAGACCGCTCAACTTCTATCTGAACACCAAGTAGCTCAGCATCTAAGGGCAAGTTAAAATTAAAGCCTTGTAAGAATAATTCTTTCGATACGCCATCCGCGCCAAGCTCTACTGTCGCGTATACGTCGTCAGATGAAAAAACTGCGCTGATATTATCCCATGCTGTACCAGACCCACGATTATCTACATAGTCGCCAGCCTGAGCGCCGCTATCCTTGTCATCGCCGTTGCTCATTAATAGGCCATCTTTCACAATTACGTCGAGTGTCTTTGGTACAAACGCTGATGTAGGGTTAGAGAACTCAGTGGAGGGCGCACCGAAGCTGGTACCCCCACCACTGCCAGCTTGGTCATACACTTCACTAACCCCAATGAAGGAACCAGTAGCGTAACCATTATCAAGATTCAAAGACATAATCTATCTCCTCGGATACCAGGCTGCGTTCAGCATGGGGACTGCGTTAATCGGTTGGCCAGTATCTTGTATAAGCGCTGGCAGCTCTGGCAATGGGTCAGGCGTTCCAGCAGCTAACTGCTTCGCCCGCAGATTATCGTACAGTTCTCTGTGTGTCGTCTCCAGCTCAGGGGTCAGTATAACAAAATCTAGCTCTAAATCCGGCAGAGTTACTGGGTATCCACCGGGAGTGTGCGTACCTGCGTCCACATCCAGCCAGCTCCCCCAGCCTTTACCGTCGCTAGTTACGGCCACGGCTCGGTTAGTCGTGGCTAGGTATCTGTTGTTGGCGTGACCAATCATCGGGTACACATCACCCGTCACTGTATGCGCGTACTGAGGGAACGTCTGTGGTGTTACCGCCGCGTCGAAGCCGGGGACATCCTCTGGTGATAGTCCGGTCTCGACTATTTTGAATTTGTTCTTGGTTCTGGCTTTAGCAGATAGGTACTGGAGCAGGTCAGTGTCTTCCACCGGCTCGTCACCTTTCATCACGCCTGTGCCTACCACAGCAAGTCGGCTTATATCTAGGTACGATATTAGGAACGTGTACCTGTAGTTATCCCACCAGACCCAAGTCGGTTCGAAGAATAACTCCTCGCCCTCAAGCGTCTCCATGACCAGAAACTCATTGAAGTTGGTCTCGTCACCGGTGGCATGCAAAGCGGCTATGGTCACCTCGTCGTTGTAGTAATCAACAGCGAACACCTCTTTACCGCGCTCGAGAGGGTACTCATCAACCTCAACGGCCAGCGTAACGTTACCGTCCACGTCACGGTCAGCGGTTATGGACAGTTCTATCACTGCCCCGAAATCGAAGCTGCCGGGCGGGTCACCGTTCTCATCAAACATCAGGGTTACAGCTTTAGTTCCGTCATGGTTAAAGCGCCAGTACGAAGTCCACTCCATGTCAGCACCAACCTTGTCGACCCATGACGGGTACACCGGTTCGTCTGTTATGAAGTCAGCTGTGTCAGATATGGATTCTGCTGCGTACACTACGCCGTTGGAGTCTACGCCAACCAGTATGCCGTTGTTGATTGCAGCGGCGTTAATCAGCATGCCAGCAGGCCCACTGACACGAGTGTCAGCTGAGAAGTTAGTAACTTCGGGCGGTAGGTCTAAAGGGTCTGCGGCATCTGTATTGAACGTACTCACGTACCGTCGTTGCAACCCACCGGTCACAACCTTCTTACCACGATACCATGGGTTGTTGCACACACCGCCAAGGTCAGGGTCGGGGCCAGCTACATCATAGTTGGTTAGTATGCGCGACTCATCTAATTGTGTGCTACTTACTTTCGAAGACTTAGGGGAGAACTGATGTGCGGTTCGGTAGTTACCAACATCTTTGATGTAGGTGAAGAACTCATATCCAGGTACAGCTAGTTCAGCACGAATAACAATACGCTCGTTACCCCCGGACGTGCTGCTTATATTTACAAGCACGCCGTGGGTAGGAGCGTATGTCATAGTCATCGTACGCCATTGACGCATAGCTCGCAGGCGAACCATTGCGTGAGGGAGCCATTTAGCTGCTCTCAGCTTATCACCGAGTAGCTCCTTATGGACTGGCATAATTTCTTAGGCATCAGCTGCAGAAATTGTGTAGGTCATCAGCAACTGGTCGACAGCAACAACGTCACGCGAGGCAGCAAACTTACTGGCTGACATCAACGTACCTGCTGTACCACCCTTCGTGCTTGAGGACGCAAGGAAAGCACCGTAGATAGTCTTGGTTGCGTTCATGGTGAACGTAGCCTTACTGGCGCTGTTAGTAATCTGCTGACTCGACGGAGCCGCTTCAACCCATGCCGGGCGAACTGTCTCATCATAGGCAGTAGACTCAGTAGCGTTGGCAGCGATATTCGCAGCAGTGTCGGTCGCTACAGGGGTGTAGTTGCCTTCGTAGATACCGACGAACCACGCCGTAATCTGGGTACCGGCGTTGAACACCGCACTCAGGATATGGTCGAGGCCTTCGTTGACCACAATGTTATGGTCACTCTGTTCGCCAAGCAACGAGCCGTCTCGAAGAACGTCATGAGTAAACACACCGCCCAGAAAGATTTTAGACTTGGGCATGTAGATTCGACCGTCGTCAGAAATGTCGTACTGGTTGTTGCGGAACTCACGTGCAAATTTACTTAAATTCTCTTCCATGGTAATCCTCCATGTGCGTTAATAGCACTAATCAATAATCACACCGTTTCGAACAACTTCCGCAACAGCTATATCAGAAGCGTACAGTCTACCATTATTTCCGCCCTTTTTGACCAGGCCGACATATTGCGATATACCGTCTGCTTCCCGTAACATCGCAGACCCGGCTGAGCCGGTTTCCTGCGGAGCATACTTCTCATAGGTCAAATTGGTAAACCCGCCACCATTCGTCCCTACGCACACACCTTGTTCTGTGTAGCACACAATAACTTCTTCATCGCCTTCCAGTCCCAAAGCAGTCGCATTGGATTTAACCATGGTGCCCTTAATAGCTTTGTATGGAGCCTTGGCTATTGGGCTAGCCTCTATGGTCTTAGAGAACGGTATGAAGTATATCTTGTCAGCCGAGACAAACAACCCATCCTCAACGGCACCGAGCATATCGATGTCCTTGGAGAACTGGAAGAAGTCCTTGTACGGTCGGCACATGCCGTACGCGTGCGGGAGCGTGAAATATAGATAAGGCCCCGAAGCGATGTACAGCGCCCCGTTATACGATTCGAGTAGGTCGCCAGCAGGTGGCGGTGTCATCAAATAGTGTCGAAGCGGCACAGTTAGTTCGGCTGAAGTAATTGTGCGCGTAGTCACTCCGACCAAAAATTCATCAGCTTTGTAGAACTCTTCGCCGCTGGCGGAGGTCATGTAAATACGAACCAAGCTAATATCTAATTCGATAGGCTGCGGTATGTTGCTAAGGGCGATACCGCCAGCAGAATCAAGTACGATGCTACCTGCTTCGATGGCTCCCGACTCCTCACCATCGTCGCGTACAAAGCATAGGGTTAGAAAATATGTGCCGGGATGCAGAGCACCAGCCACTGCGGTCATGTCTGGAATTCGGGGAGGGAGTTCTACTCCCCAAGAACGCGCTACGCCGTTGCGTACCATTCCTGTTGATTTACCATTGGAGAAGTACACGTCCCCCACAACATCTACGTAAGCCATTTCTCGCTCACGCTGTAACCCTGTTCTGAGGGCTGAAGCTATTCTTGAAATAGGGTCGAAGGACTTTAGTGTGTCCCCCTCAACAAAGAAGGCATCGGAGTTATTCCCCCAGAGGCTGTGGCAGTCAACTCCGTCGTAAATGCTGGATGTACCTTTGCGTAGGCGTAGCCGTTGCGTGTCATCGATGTCGACATTAGTGGCTTTACGAAGTTCTTTGCGGGACAAACGCTCTTCGGCGGAGACATTGTTAATCCCTTCAAATTTATCAAAGACCGGCATAGCGCACCGTACCTGGCTTGCGACGAAGTCTTTGGTAACGAAGGCGTGCTTCTTTCGCATAGTCATCAAAGTCGCTCTTCTTATCAGCAGCTATGCGTGCGTTGTATGTATCTGTATCTTGTTTGGAGTAGGCCAAATGCTGCATGTACAGCATAAGCGCTAACTGGTGCTCAGTATCTGTAAGCTCAAGCGAAGAGTGTTCGTCTTCGATGTCAGTCAGTGGCATACGGAATACTACAAGATTCAGTGTATCGTCGGCTACTGGGATACCGACCAAGCGGCCGTTGTTAGCTTTCATATCGAGCACAATCACGTTCGGTGTACCAGCCAGCGCTTCCCAGTTAGTCTGGAAAATGTTCGACCCGTAATCATCGTCGTAGGATTCTGTCTCAATATCGGAGTAATTATATATGCGCAAGCTTCTTCCTGAAGAGGCCAGCTTAGCTGAACGAATTTTAGTAAAGCGGCTGCTTATAGCGACGAACTCATCATCGGTAGTAATAGCTGCAGTGTCTGTATCTGAAAAACAGTCTGTCTTCAGAGCGAAGCGCTTTTGCGCCCTGTCCATATAGCTGTAGACCTCGACCTCTGACCACAGTGGGTCAGAAGGGTCGAGGTCATCAACTTCGGCACGGAATAAATCATGTAGCTCTTCGGCTGTATATGCCATCAGCCTTTAGCCGCATCCTTAACATCTTGGAAAATAGTATCCCGTTCTTCTTTGGTAACAGTCAGCCCGGTCAACTCATTTAGGAATTCTGTCTTCGGGAAATTAGTAGCAGTGAACTTGGTGCCTTCGTTCTCTGCATACATTTCTTCGCAGGCTTTGCGAATACGAGCAGTCCGGTCATCTGGTGTGACAGCAGCGGCCTTCGGCTCTGGCTTATTAGTCTGGTATCCTTTCGGACGTTGCGCACCAACAGCCATCACTTCCTTCTCCATGACAGGAGGGACGTGGCGAGGTACGTCTTCTTTAAAGCTTACGGAATGGCCAAAGATAGAAATGATATCCAAGTCACGGTTCAATACGAACGGATTGGCAATACCTTCAAAGTCTTTAGCATCAACGGCATCGATGGCAGCTTTGGCAGCGGCCTGCGCTTCTTCAGCTTCGGCAGCTTCTTTGTCAGCGAGGGCCTGCGCTTCGGCAGCTTCCTTAGCTTCTTTGTCAGCAGTTTCCTGAGCAATACGAGCTTCTTCAGCTTCACCGTTTGCGGCGGCCACAGCTACGGCGGCAGCGGCTTCATCTTCTGCAGGTTTGGTTTGTTTGGTGGGTTGGGTCTTCTTTTTGGAGGGCTTAGCCATTAGGGGCTCCTTGGTTAAAATTGAGCCCGGACAATCCGGGCTCAATTAGCAACTAACTAACGATTAGTTATTCTCGTTAGCTCGGTCGTCGATAACGTACTCAAGCTCAAGGTAACCAGCACCCTGAGAAGGAGCAGCACCGGCACCAGTCCATTCAAGGTCTACACTATCTGGAGCAGTGTAAATCTTTTCAGTTCCGGTTAGCGCGAAACGGCCAGCAGCAGACTTAACGTCCTGACTTGCCAGGAACCGAGCGACGGCATCGCCGTCACCTACTTCGATGGCATCTGTAGTGGCTGAGTTAAACGCAGTTGTGATGACGAGAGCGCCACCGGTAACAACTGCACCGACCGGAAGGTCAATGGCTTCTTCGGCCACACCTGACGCACCGAAACTTGCGTAAGTAAAATCTACGCGAGCAACAAGTGGGTACTGGCGACCAATATCTTTAGTAATAGACATAATAGTTCTCCTGAATTTATCTAGTGGCCTGAGCCCTTTTCACAGGGCTCAGGACTATTGGTTTAGACCAAAGGTTAGACTGCGGTGTCGATACACAGGATGCCGAAGTCTTCGTCTGTGTCCGTAATCTGCGAACGGTAGACTGGCTTCTTCATACCCATGATTTTACCGACGCTGATACCTGGCTGGTTGTCGTAGTCGAAAGCTTTCTCGACCCAATCAGCCTTGCCAATATCTGCGAAGCCCATTGCCTGAGCACCACAGAACAGAACACGCTGACCATCAACAGTGTTAGACGCGCCCCACTTGGAACCAGAGGCGAGGCCCTTAGTGTTGTACACGTGGCGGTATTCATGAATAGCCATACCATCAACGTAGATAACACCTGCACCCTTGAACAGTGGGTGGTCTGGAGTACGAGGTAGAGACTCGCGCCAGTTCTTCAGGAAGTCCTGGTCCTGCTTCAGCTTGGCAATACCATCAGCAGTCATGAATACGTTGTAAACTTCTACACCGCCATCCATACGCATTGGCTTGATATAACTGTTATGCGCCTGAGCCTTGGCTTCAACCAACATCGCCCATGTAGCATAGTCGCCGGTACCGATGGCACCATTAACCAGAACATCATGGTTAAGAGCACTCAGGCCGTTCGCAGCATCCCACTGGAAAATACGATTAGCTGTCGGCGCGGTAACGGCAGCAACAAATGCGAGAGCAGGGAAGTCTGAACCGACACGAGTAGCGCCACGGTTAGTCAGGGAGTAGGAGACACCAGACATGGTAAGGAAGGCCAGCTGGTCCATACGGTCGGCCACCAAATAAGCCAGCACGTCATTAGATTCCTTGCGGAACTTAATGACACGACGCTGTTCAGCCATCTTACCTTCATGACGGTTAGCGTGGCGTAACTGGTCAAGCTGAATGACTTGGTCGTATGACTTCATCTGTTCTTCGTTGCCTTCCAGAGTACGGTCGCCGGCTACACCGTCGCCTTCAAGGTCAGCAACAAGGGTCATTACAGCTCGAGCACCCTTCTTGGTCTTTGTGAGCTCAGTAATTCGTTGAATCATTGCGCTCGGGCCATCGCCCATGAATTTGTGAAGGAACTGAGCGTTACGCGCAGCTTTCCACACATCCATTGACCACATGGTCAATTCTTCGTTTGTAAGGTTTCCGAAATTAGTTAGCATGGCACTAACCTCCTTGGTTTTAAGAAAAAGTAAAAATCCGTTTTTACTGAACTAACGTGCCAGCACCGAAACTCGACATTAAGAGGTCGGACTCTTTGTTGGCCTATCGCGCCAACTTCTCGGAATATGTCAATATTAGACCGTTACCTCGTCCCCGCGCAAGTTAGAAATCTGTTCATCGGTCAGATTGTCGAATTCTTTCTCGGACAACTGCATTGGGTCGATGCCCTTATTCATGCCGTTGTTGCCATTATCCGCACCGCCCATCTTGCCGGGCTGCTTGTTATGGGTTTCGAGATTCTTGTCGACATTGGTCTGTCGTGGCTTGGCACCGTCTGCTGCAGGAGCTGCACCTAGCAGTACACTAGCCGCTTTTGATAACGCCTCAGCAGGAGCGTAGCCAATAGCTTCATAACCCGATTTCATCTCTGCCATCTCGGTATCAAGCGCAGCATCATAGGTTGGAGAATCAGGGTCAATAACTGGGAAGTCTTTCTCGTAGCTAGACAGCAAAGTACCGGCGGCAACTGCGTTTTGCGTCTTTGTGGAAGCCGCAGCAGTTTTCTCATCAACGTATGCCTGGTTAATCTGTCGCTCTACTTTGCGCATGTCCTGACGAATTGCTCGAGCCTCGGCTGTAGTACCATCAGCAATAGCTGCATCGAGCTTATCGTCGAGAGCTTCGAGCTGTGTTTCCAGAGCACCGACACCACCTTCATCAGCCTTGGCAGCAGCACCGCCAGCGCCTTTTAAAGCCGCAAGTTCGTCTTCTGCAACAATACGAGCATCGCGTTCACGGTTGGCGCGCTGCGTTGCGGCATCCATCCGCGCCTTTGGCACGTGATAATTCTTTTCTTCGCCTTTACCATCATCACCTGCAGCGGCAGTTTTAGCAGCATCATCATCACCTGCAGCAGCAGCGACGGCAGCATCGTCGCCTGCAGCAGCGGCCTTGGCAGCATCGTCATCACCTGCAGCGGCAGCAGCGGCAGCGGCATCGTCATCACCTGCGCCACCGAGGTCATTACCCGCACCATCAGTTTCGTCCATGTATCCGCTGCGTGCCAATAAGTTCATCCATTTGTTCATGTCGCTCTCCTAAAGAGGCCGGTATTGGCCAAGTCAAATTGTCAACGTACGTTATTATAGAGCTACTTACCTACAATCCGCAAACAGCTCTATGTAAGGACTGGATTACTAGGCCATACTACAGAATAGTTCTCTGGGTCTGCTTCGGTTTGGAGGTCAACCTCCGCTTGGTCTATAGTTTGGTGTATGGCTTCAATATATTGCGCTTTGGCAACTATCACATCTAGTTCAGGGCCTCTATTTCCACCCCGTCTAGTCTGCTCATCTAACATAAGCAGAGCATTCATCTGTATTCGCATTTTCTGACGCTCGTCACCTACTTCAGAATCTACTAGAGCATATCCGTTCTCACGTATTTCTTGTAAGCGAGCACTCCTTGCATAATCTAAATCTACGATAGCAGATAGTGCAATAGCTTCCACCAAAGTCTGCCCTATTGCTGCATGGCTTGGAGCAACCACATAATCGGGAGCATCTTCTGCTTTATCGACGACAATCAAATTCTCAATGACACCATTAATATCTAGTTTTGCAACTATCATCACACTATCTCCAATATGTATATCTTGGCAATCTGGCCAGCCCTACCGCCATTCGCTGGTGCACTAATTGACCCGGTAGTACCAACATCGGGATGCTGTTGTCCTGTGTGCATACCACCGTGAGCACCCGCACCACCACCTGTATTGGTGCCATCGTTACCGGCATCAAAGGCCAGTGTACTTGGTGCGAATAAATCTGTGGGTAATACTATTACGCCAGTATCCTCGGCTGTTGCCGCTGCGCCACCGGTTGTGCCAGAAGCGTTATTGCCGCCAGTGCCGCCGCCGCCGCCGCCAATCCCACCACCAGAATCGCCGCCGTTACCGCCATTTCCTGCGCGACTACCAGCACCGCCGCCGCCACCCGGTTCATCAACTCCATCACCGCCACCGCCGCCATCTGCATTATAATCGCCACCACTACCTATTCCACCAGTAGCGGCGCCGGTTGTGGAAGTGGTACCTGGCGAACCTGTTATAGATATTTCAGCAGTGCCAAATGTTGTAGTACCACCATTACCTCCAGCAGAAGACCCAGCAGCACCTATCGCATAGGCATAAGAAGCAGCTGGTGAAGAGTAATACTTTTCTGAATAACCCGGACCCCCAGGGCCACCATCAAGAAACCCTAATATACCGCCAGTTGCACCGTGAGCAAACACATATAATTCTGTAACATCAGAAGGCACCGTATAAAGGGTGCCAGCCGGAAGCTGAAAGAACCTTGCGACCGTACCGCCACCAGCAGCAAGAGCGGCAATGGCCTGAGCTACACGCAGAGCGTTCCAAGTTCGAGGGTCGGTTGCTATGCCCGCTTCTGCATCTGCTTGAGAGACAACAACTGTGGGGGTGTCTGCATCGAACGCTTGTACATCACTACCAATAGCCAATCCAAGTGCAGTACGAGCGCCACTGGCAGTAGCAGCATTAGTGCCCCCATTAGCAACAGGAAGGATGCCTGTTACATGACTAGTAAGGTTGATTAAGGCGCGAGTAATAACTTGGCCAATTATCGTTATATAGTTAGGCGTTCCTGCCAGCGTTACGTCACCAGTATTAGTACCAGTAATGCCATCTAACTTAGTGCCATCAGTAGCTACGTCTCGGCCATCAACAGTACCTGAGACAACAATGCTCCCTGTCACATCAATGGGACAAGGGAACGTGGCAGTATCCCCCGCCTGCAATTCCCCTGTGGCAATAACATCGGATGCGGCATATATACTTTTTACTACTTTTACAGCTGCCATATTAAGTCACCAGTAGTATGTTGTCTTGCGAGCCATCTTCTTTATAAAACGGCATCTCGGTATCTCCAGACACAAGAGCAATAGTGTCCTGTGTACCGTCTTCTTTGTAGAACGGTATCGTCCCTACTGAACCACCGCCAGCACCTATTTCAACAACGGATTCAGCGCCGTCGTCTTTCTTTATATAAACTTTGCCGTCACTTGTGTTGATAGCGAATTCACCTAAAGATAAATCCCCAACAGCTGGGACGGCCGAAGCAGTAGAGCTACGTTTGTGGAGTATGTCACTCATAAATTTTTAGTAAGCCCCGCCATCTATAGTACCGGTAGCTAAAGCCAATGGCGTAAGCGCTCGTGTATTATCTGTACCAGTTGTTAATTCAGCTGCTGTAGCTAACTCAACAACGCCTGATACGGTAGTAGAAGCGGCCAACTCATCACCTGTGTTAGTTCCAGATTGGCTACCAAGCAGAGTCTGTTCAGCATCACTAAACTCGTTAGTATCTGCATTACTTTCATACTGAGTTTTGATTGACGCAGCAGTTAGGTTAGCCTGTACGATAGTCCAATCAGTAACAGCGGCTGCATCAACAGATGTTTCTTCAGCAATAAGAACATCGCCTACTTCAAGTGGTACTGTGAAGAATGTGCCAGCAACTGTAACAGTGTAAGTATCACCTACTACAATAGAAGGCGAGCCTGTGTCTAATGCTGGTGTATTTGTTGAAGCGTTGTAAGCGCCTTTATAGGACATGCCAGCAGTAATCTGCGAGGCAACATATGCTTTAACAGATTGCTGAGTAGGTACTTTAGTATCAGAATCAGTCACCATAGTATCTTCGTCGATAACGAAGCCCATCAGCGCTGTACTCGTATCCGACTCCATGACTGCACCAGCGGCGGCTACATTAGTGGCATCAGTTACATCAGCGAGAGCTTCAATACCATCGACTTTACTTTGTAAGTCAGAACTGGCCAAACCAAGAGGTGAGATAGTACGAGCGTCGTCAGTACCGGTGTTAATTTCTGCGGCGGTTGCAATCTCCGCGACACCAACAACAGTTGTACTGGCAGCTGGCTCATCGCCTGTGTTGGTACCAGAAGTGTTGCCAAGGACTACTTTTTCAGCATCAGTGACCGGGTTAAAGGTAACGATGGATGGAGAGCCGTCATCCTTCTCGATGAATAGTTTGCCGTCCCAATCGTTAATAGCAAGCTCACCAGCAACCAGGTCACCAGTTGTTGGTACGGCTGTCGTAGTGGAACTGCGTTTATGTAGTAGTGTAGTAGCCATAATTGACCCTCCTAAAATGAACCACCATCAAGTATGGCGTTTGCCAGTGTGGCCGGTGTTATTGCCCGAACCACATCAGCTCCGGCGTTTACTTCTCCTTGCGTAGCTAGTTCTAATATACCAGCTACTGCTTCAGTAGCTACATCTGGTATATCATCAATATCAACTACCATCCGGTCTAGTCCAGATGGTAGGCCTATACGCAGTACAAAACCACTAGTTGGTTTCACCTGTGTCATTGTCCCGTTAGTACTTAAGTAAATCGGAGACCCGACAGACCAAGTCCACAGAGCGTTAGTAATCTCTCCTGAGTTTTGCACGGAGATAGCAACTCCTGTTGCCGCCGAAGTAAGAGCTATCCCTATAACGCGAACCTCGTCATCTGGAGTGGTGTTGTCTGCGTGGATGACAGCCCCTGTATTTTGTACTATAACTGCGTGGTACTGCATAACAATACCGCCAGTAGTTTTGGTAATAGCTGTGGCGGAAGGACCTTGTGGTCCTTCAAGCCCTTGCGGACCTTGCGGTCCATCATCTCCAATTTCGCCAACTTTTCCATCAGTTGTAAACTCTATACCAATATGTTCAATAGCTACTCTGGTCGGGTCAGAGGAAGAGGCTACTCGCTTAATTCGAATATGTATTGCCTCAACATCATCAGGTGCAATAAGTCCGGCCGGTATTGTAAGCGCACCGCCTACTGTCTCATAGGCTGTGACAGGTAAGGGTATATCCGTCATATACAGTATGTCGGATGGGACATCTAAGTTTGTGCCATGCACATCCGCCAAAAAATCTATTTGCCAAGTCACTGTCAAGCCAGCTTCAGATACTATAGGGAAGAAGCTGCCGGTAATCTGAGGGTCGACTGTGCGGTCTATACCAGCAGGTAAGACCCACTGCAAATACAACTCGTCGTCTACCCCAAAAGATTCTGCTAATGTGGCATCCCCAATAATAATAGTTTGTGTCTTGGTAGAGCCGATACCCTTGCCGACAAACTCAAGTTTCTCAATCTCGGTACTGATACCTGTTGGGGGGCCGGGTATACCTTCAGGGCCTTGTATACCAACAGTAACAACTTCGACCTGTCGCTCATTAACTTCGACAATGGTTGGTGCGTCTTCGAGAGAAACCGTAACGGCATTATCAGGAGCGACTACAGTAACAGTTGATGGGTCAGCGATGATGGTAATTCCGCCATCAATGACTTCAACAGTCGGCCCCCCATCAACATAAATCTGAGGCTCGTCGTTAACAACCTCCACAGTATGTTCTAGTGGAGTTACCTCTACATATGCAGGCACATCCTGAGAAAGTACTTCAGCACTCACCGAGTTACCTCAGTCCGTATTTTTACGCTACCCTCCAACAAACGACTTGGGTATCCGCTTGGAGATATAAGCTCGAGGTCATAAACACCTTTCGTCCATGTAAATGCTTCTGTCACAGCCGAGGCAATAACTATTTGGATAGTACCGGCAACACCACCTAATACAATTCCGCCGTTTTCAGTAGTCAGGTCGACCAGCGCAGTCGCAGCATCCTTGGTTGCACGAATCTGCATCCGCGCTGTGTAACTAGTCAGGATGACAAGCTCTTTAGCTGAGTCTTTATAAGTAAGCACTGGGTCAAAGCGGGAACCTTGTTCTATGACAAGGTTCAGCTTACCCGCTTTTTGAGATAATTCAGGCGTTGGCATTAGCAGTCTCCCGTGTCTTTTGCGCAGCAGCGTCGGCTTGCTCTGCAGCTTGTGCAGCCTGTGCGCGTTTAATCAATGATTCTTGTCGAGCGCGCTCGCGTGCAATCTCAAGCTCTGCGTCTACACGACGACGCTGCCCCTCGAGGTCAGCTTCCAAACGTCTAGCGGCGATAGCTTGGTCAGCCACGGCTTTATCTCTATTAAGTTGTATGTCTGCAGCGGCCTTCTGCGCAGCTGAGTTGTCGCCACCGCCCTCGATGTCGTTGTTCTCGATGTTCTGAGCGACCTCTTCGGCGCGCATAGCGATGAGCGCTGCGTCGGCCTGTGTCTTCTCGGCCTGTGCCTGCGTAAGAGCATTGTTGACCTGCTTCTCTTCAAGCTCGAGCTGAGCAATCTGCAGCTCGGTCTCGCTTGGCTCGATGCCGCCCTTGGCTTCCTTGAGCAGCTGAATGAGCTCTGCCTTGCGACCGATGTGGCTGCTCTCGACCAACCACTCATCAGGTATGCTGATACCCAGTTCCTTGAGCTGTACGGCTTCAGCGAACTGACTCTGCAAGTATGTGTCGCGTGTTGGTACGGTAGTAACGCGCACGCTGTACTCACCAAGGGTAAGGTCATTAAGCATTAAGCCTTCTGGAGTTTGCTGGTTCACAACCATGTCAGTCGTTTCATTACTTACGGAACTACCGGTGACCTGCAGCACGCGTTCTTCTATGTAATATGTCTGCACGAGATTCAGCACGCGGTTAGCCAGGATGTGGCGAGTACGTGCGATGTTATCCATAGGCTTAGCGAGGTTAACCGAACCGGCAGCTTGCTTGGCCTGAATGGCCTTGGCAGCAACGTCGGCACGGTCGAATCCGCGCTTGGAGTCAGAGACCCCAGAAATATTCTTCATGTTCTCTTCAGCGTTACGGGCGATGTTCTCAAGCCCGGTCGGTACGCTGTTAGGAGTAATCTTTTCGAGGTCGTTGACATCATCCAGCTCGAATACGACACCGGTCTCTGAGCCACGTTGCTCGAGTTCCTCAACGTCCATATTCTGTAGCGAACCAGACTTAAGCTTGTAGCCGGAGTTCGCCGTAGTGTTGACAACGTGCAGCTCCTGACTCGCAGCCTTGTTCAGCTGTTCCTGGGGAGACAGCAGGTTCTCGACCAGGCCGATAGTCTTGCCGCGCAGGAAGAATGGGAAGTATGGTACTACAGTGAAAAACTTGTACGGGCTCCACTCGTCATGTAACACGAGGTTGTCTACCGTGACGCGCCAGCGAATCTGTTCAACGATGCGCTCAATAATCTGCCAGCCGAACGAGGCCTGTGCGCTTTCGATGCGCTCTGGTTCCCAGTTGTCAGGTACCGGGCGTGTGTCGCCGGTCGTTGCATCTACGAAGTGCCGCGTTTTGCGCAGCTTTTTGAACTGGCGCTCGAGCACTCGGTACAGCCTACGGGTATTGTTTTTGTCCGGTTCCGCGTCGGGCGTATTAAAACGGGAAGCCCCTCCGAATCCAGTTGGACGAGCTTCGACGAAGTCGAAATTATACGTGAAGTCGTCTTCTCCTCGTTTCCGCAGTACGTCAGCATCCTTCTTGTTGTACTGGGTTTCAATCTCATCTGCGGTCATCCATTTTGTTACGAACACCTCTTTCCATTCATTAGGGTCATAACTTTCCGCATCCGGGTCGATGATGACGTTCTTTGGATTCAAATAGGATATGTCGACTTCGCCCTTCATATGGTCATCGAAGCCGATGCGGCAGTCGAAGAAACCACGTCCGGTGATGAAGCCGTCATCAGCTACGTCACCTTCCAGCCAGTCCATATTGTTAGAGTAGGCAATCTGCATGTAGACCTTGGCCAGCGCCTCGGCGGTATCGTCGACACCGTTCTTAAATGGCAGGAAGGATACGTCGGCTTTGTTCTCGATGCGTTCGCCCATGACGGTTGCCATGGTTGCGAGGGTCAAGTTGATAGTGAGGACAGGTTTGCCCTGTGCCTCGAGTTTCTTACGGATGTGTTCTTCCCACTGCAGGCCGCAGAAGAAGTCGTCACATTTCTTCGCCTTGGTTAGATAGTCGGTATGGCCGTTGTCACGTGCGTACACGTACCGTTCGACATTCTCGCGTGACTTAGCTGTATCTACTGGCATCCATGCAATCCTTGCGGGATACACCCGACAGGTTATTTAATTAGGGTAGGCCATCCGTGGCCAGTTTCTCCCGTTCCTTCGGGAGCAGTGGCTTATCCCTAAGCCGTAATATCGTCCGTGATAGTAATGCCGACATTCTTTCCTAGTAGCCGGCTGGTAGCGGGCTTCTTGCCCCCAAACTTCATGAGCTCTGCTGCGTAGGACAGCACGTCCATCTTGTCGTCTTTGTCGTACTCGATTATGCCGCCGGGTTTAGCGTTCAGCATAGCGTTACGTAGCTCCTGAATCCTTGTCGCCTTTGGAGCTGCGGACATAGAGCCATACAGGTCGTTCGCGTGAATCCGAGTACCCACCATCGTCGCCATACCTGATTTATTAGGAGCAGCTGGGTCGACACCCATGTTTACAGGTGTGCCTTGCAGAGTGAGCATTACTACTTTAGCGTTGAGTCGTTCGATGAGGTCGTCTTGTTCGTCTACGCGTTTAACGAGAGTTTCGAGAGTTTTTTCGATTTCTTTATGCTTCATGGAGACCGCCTCATTATTTATTGAGCCATCGGCGCTTTACTACGCCCGTTGGCTACGTGTGCATTAAGTCCGTCTCTCCATGACTTCCTCCGTCGCGCTTTCGGAGGTCTTGGTGGTTCTGCAGCTATAGCCATCCTGGCTAACCATGATACAGCATCTACGATGTCATCATGAACCCCACCAGGGAATCGTAGCATCTCATGCTGGGTAACTTCAAGCCATGATGCCGTCGCAGGGAAGTATACCATACCTTGCTGCATCCGCCCCTGTAACGGTCTTGCCCGGATAGTTTTGTCATTTATCGGCACGAGGTTGTTATCGTAGGTCGGATATAACCGACGCTCTTTCTGCAGCTTCTTGAGCGTGGGCTTCATCGACAGTTCCAGCTGACCGCGCTCAATGCCTATTACTACAGGGCTGTACTTGTTGTACTTGGAGTACATGTTGAGGATAGCGTCGGCGCATTCGTGGGTATTCATCCGTGCGCGTATCACGTCGACGATGTATAACTGGTCGTCATAATCCAAGCCGCCGACCACACCTACCGAATAATCGTTGGTCTGTTTCTCACCTACGGCCAAGTCCCACGCCATAAATAATTTCATATCCGAGAGGTTGGGTATGCTCGGTGTAAACCTGAACATCGGCTTGGTGAAGAATACGCCTTCGTCTGGTACCGGGTTCTGCTGGTATAGAGCTGACCAATGCCTCGGCTGTAGCGACCGGCGTATACGACGCAGCCGCTTGGTAGGGAATCGCGCATCGTGCAGCGCTTCCCCTTTATTACGCAGCAACTTGGCACCATCACGTGGCACGTCGATAATCATGCCGCCTCTGGCCAGATACTCATCAGAGGTAGCCTCGGCTGGGTAGGAAACTATCTCCCAGTTGTCGATTTCCTCTTCTGGGATACCCTCTTCGCGTAGGTTCTTCATCTGCTGGATGAGCCGGCCACTTAAATCGTCATCGTGCCAGCGGGTCTGAATAACCAATACGCCACCACCGGGAGATAACCGGGTGTAGGCCGTTGAACCGTACCAGTCCCAGTTGGACTCACGTATTGTTTCGGAGTCAGCTTCTTGTGCGTCCTTAATCGGGTCGTCGATAATCAGGCAATGCGCACCTTTACCGGTGATACCACCACCAACACCAGCTGCAACATAGCCACCACCTGCTGTGGTATTCCACTGCTCTGCGGCTGTGCTCTCCGGGTCGAGCATAGTGTCGGGGAACATCGCTTTATACGCGGGGTCCTTAATACGGCCACGCACTTTACGCGAGAATCCGAGCGGTAGGCTCACCGCATATGAACTGGCGATGACCTCGAAGTCGGGGTTGTGGCCAAGTAACCATGACGGGAAGTAGTCGGAGGCAATAAGCGACTTGCCGTGCCGTGGTGGCATGAACAACATTAGTCGCGGGGACTCTCCGCGCTCGATGGCGTGCATGAATTTCTCGAGCCTGGTGCAAATATCGTGGTGTACCCAGCCTGCATCGTACTTGGGCTGGAACCGCTTGATAAAGTATATGAGCTTCTTCTTGGCGAGTGTGCGTACGGCAAGTTCTTTCTGCCCTTCACCGAGCAATTTCTTCTTCTCACGCGCAATTTTACGCACGTAGGCCATTTTATTTACGCGCTTGTCACGCGCAACCTGCTGCTCTTTCTTCTTTAAGGCTTTTTCGTCACGGCGCTGCTGTACCTGTAGGGCGAGCTCATCACCTTCGGCTTTAGCTATGCAGACAAGGCACACTTTTGAGTAAGTCTGTGGCTTTGTGCCCAACCGACTAAAGTGTTTGAGGTGTTTTTCCTGTTCACAGGTGATGCAGGTTCTAGGCATCGTCGTCAGTCTCGGCGTTTTCGTCCACTTCGTTCGGAATTTCATAGAACTCGGCGTCGATAATCATCTCGTCACCGGCTTCTGCAATTAATTCAACCAAGGCCTGCTCCGAGAGGTCTTCGAGCTGGGTGACAATACGTTTTTGGGCACCGGTAATCTCCAGTGTGCGCTTCTCGGGGGCGTAGTTACCCTGCATTTTGTTCAGTTCGCCATAGCCACGAATCATTCCAAGCGGGTCTGCCTGCAATTTGGCAATATTTATAGCATCGAGGACACCCGCTTCGATATCTTTACGGGTAATCCGTGCTTCAGAGCGAATTTGTTCCTTAATGGCTTCGTATTGGGCGAGTATTTCAGGCTTGGCGAGCAAATCTCTGCATGATTTATCAGCATTCTTGTAACCGGCGTAGCCAGCAGCCTGAATAGGCACCATGCCCATCTGTATACCTTCAAGAAACTTTTCCGGGGTAGGATTATGCTTCGCCATATGCGACACCCTCCTTGAATCTCTTCAATTCACGGTTAGAATTCCCTTCTCTCTGGGTGTTTGAGAACACTCGACGATTTTTTTTAGTCTTATCCTGCCGGTGCTGCGGTTTCTGCTTGCGGTTCATTGTCTCTATCCTTGAGAACTAGATTTCATGGATATTATAGACAGAGTATGGGGTGTTTTGCTAATGCAGCTCCCTACCATCAAGCGGCGAGTTGTTTTCTATCCAATCTAACGGGGTTAATTTAGGGTCACCTTCCACTGCGTCAATCATTTCAAAGACACGGTCTCTCGCAACGTCGTCATCATCGCAGATAGCATAAATCATCCGAATGGCTTGGCAAAAATAATAAATTTCATCTGGACTGTCGGACATATCAGCAGGCAGGCCTGTTCGGATTATAAAACGGTCTGAATGGAGAGGACTGTCGTGGTTCAGATAATTTTAGTGGCCTGAACGTAGGGTCTATTTCTCTCAGCGGGAATTCTCTGTCTACTTCCGGCGTGACTTTGTTAAATACCAGCGCGAGGTGGTTCCTAATACTAAGTATCTCGTTTACTTCCAGCTCACCTTCTCTGTCTTCGAATTTACCTTGCAGCCAATAGCAGAATTGTTCTGGTGACATGTCGAATCTCCTTGAGTGAGGTTGCATTATAGCTTGGTTTCTTTGTGAAAAATAATAATAATTTTTTTGTTATTTTGCTATAGAGAGCGTGGGGGTGGGGGGTACCCTACCTCTGTAATTGGTACCCCCACTTCGGATTCGTGTTTCAGATTCGGCAAAGGGGACCCTAATGGTTACCGCGAAGGGCCACCCCCTCACCCCCACCCCCCTGAGCACAGTGCCTGTGGGCATGTGTCAGTAATACTCTTATTCTCGTCGCTCGCGTTGCACGCTCCCGTTCGGATTCCTTACAGTATCATTAACGAGGAGAAACAACATGAAACAACTCATCATCAACTTCCTGCTACGCATCGGGTACCTCAGTCACTACGACAACTACACAGGCCCTGTATGCACCGACGATGAAATCACCTACTAAGGAGAAACACCATGCAGTTCATATCCAGCTCACAGACACCGGGTCGCATCACACGCAAAGTCCTACTCACTACTGAGGAAGCTCAGTTCTCAGACGCAGACCTCATCACCGTAGCAGACAACAGCGGGCGCCACGGCAAACCAGCTCGCCACTTCGGCGGCAACGTCAAAAAAGCTAAAGGCCTCAAGACCGACCGCATTTATGCACTCATCGATATCTACACAGATTAAGGAGGCGGCTTCGCCGCCCCGCCGGCAACCGCCGTGGGAATTTACCATCAACGAGGAGAAACAACATGAAGACCAAGACAGTAGCAGCCATCATCTTAGTAGGCACCATCGCCAGCATGGTACAGAATGACATGTTCACTATAGTACATGCTGGTGTAGTAGTGCTTAGCGCCGCAGTAATCCTCTTCGCTAAAGGAGCAAAGCCATAATGCAAATACATCACATGCCTTGGATGGACACAGTTCCAGTGTTCAAAGTTACTGCACACGACCTTATTATCATCAAGAGCCTTGGCGGTAGCCCGCGTGGCCTTGGACACGAGTACAAAAACAAAGCAGCAGATACCGCCAACGCAGTAATACATAGGATGATGACATCATGAACAGAGCACGCAGAGCATGGCACCGCAAGTGGGATGACATCATCTTCACAGCAGGTGTTATATTTTTAATGACGTTCTTTACTGCCCTGTGCATGGGCGTTATCTATGCAAAGTCACTACAACCCGTTTACCTCTAGGAGACACACCATGAAGAAAGTAACACTCAGTTTCAACGTTCCAACATTCTCAATGCCAAACATTCCAAGCGTCGATGTTACCGTGCTCAAAGATGCTGCGAGTGCAGTGCTGGTGGACACCACCTCAGCTGCACGCGGCAGCGTAGCTCGGCAACTTAGCTGCTTGGCTTCTTATATCGAACCTTCAAAAGAGGCAGCAACTAAACCAGAGTAACGAAACCCCTATATTCATAGGCTCTAAGCATTCTAAAACACTTAGCGTCTATGTTTATAGGTACTTTTGTCTGTGTACATGAGAGAGGGGGAGCGGGGTCGTAGAGCCCATATTCACCGACCTGAGGGAAACACAAAAACTTAACTCTTTGATTTCACTACAGCAGTATATTAGGAAAACCCTATGTGTTACGAAAATGGCCTGCACTTGCCCCATACAGATATAGTGTTTTACTCTTACCCCAATAATACATACCTTTTTTGTTCTACTAACTTTAACCTCTTTTTGGAACAAATAGCCTTATATCCTATATTCTCCCTGTAAATCAGTCACTTAGAGTGTTACGAAATTTCGTAACAGTTACGATATTTTTCGTAACATAGCCCTTATGCTCAAAAACCAAGAAACAGCAAAACCGTGCTACTCGCCTACCCAGATACCAAGGTGTTACGAAAATGACCTCTCTAAGTCATTGATGTTCCAAAAACGTTCCAATAAATAACCCAGTTTCGTAACACTTTCGTAACACCCACGCTTTTCGTGCCTCAAAGCGCTCGGATTCCACTCAAATATCATTAACAAGGAGTAACAAACATGTCAGAACTTCGACTAATCATTGCTGGGTCACGTGCTTTTAATAACTACGACTCATTGGTCAATGCTATGGAACAACTTAATATCCAACCTACTACTATAATCAGTGGCACTGCTCGTGGCGCTGACCGTCTGGGAGAACGCTACGCTAAAGAACACAACATCAAATTAATACGCATGCCTGCTGACTGGAATACATATGGTAAAAGCGCTGGGTACCTGCGCAACAAAGCCATGGCTGAACGAGCTGATATGTTAATAGCCCTTTGGGATGGTATCAGTCCCGGCACGCAGCACATGATTAACATTGCTACTGCCAAACACCTCACCATCCACGTAATTAAGGAGTAATTAAAATGCTCACTAAAGCCTACACTGCCAAAGGACAACGAGTGCTACTTTCAGAAGTACCTTGCCCACGTTCAGACAAACTCCAATGGGCATGGGTATGTGGCGCAAACCACAAAGCACTCTTCCCCAACAAAGTAATTGCTGTTGAGAACTACGGACTAACACGCATTCACGACTAGGAGAAATAACATGCCAGATGACTACACAGCGAATAACCCAGACATCGTCATCACCCCAACCGAAACGATGATTTCATTCCCTAAAACAAGAGAGGTCACAACCCTGACCCCAGCTAGTATCACGCTGTACTTAGACCAAGCAGACTTCGTCACCGGAGTACCCGCATCACTGAGCATTGATGAAATATTACACATCATTAAAACTCACTATGAAGGAGACCATAATGACTCGGATTGAATATATGGAAAAACGCATGCAACTCACCGAGCAACTGCTCACAGCTATCCTAGAAACCGAGTACGACCCAACCGAGGAGAACAAAGTAAGCCTGAGACAAAGAAAGCTATTCTACCAAGTAGACCTGCTTGCCCTAAAAGCCAAAGCCGTTAGTGAAGGAGTAATACCCCATGAGTAAAACACGCGTTGTTATATCCCCACAAGTTGTCACTATCTTTGATGATAGACACAACATCATTACTCACCTTAACCCCGAAGACCTAACCATCGACATCCAGGTCGCCCATGACGAATACCAAACCGTCGACTTACAAGCCCTTAGCAGCATAATACAAGGAACATCATCATGTCCCCAGAACTAAAACAATTCCTTTACCTCTGCGCTGATTCAGCACGTAAACTCTCAGCCAATCCAATGATGTACAAAATGAACGAGACCCTCATGGTCGAACTTTCTGTATACATCGCAGACAAAGACAGAGCCCTCGCCCTGCAACAGGATGTCATTGACGCTCAGGTCGACCGTATACAAGGGCTAGGAAGGGCAATACGATGATTACCTACCCAGAAATAGAAGCCTTTGCTAAAAAGCACAAGCTCTCCAACGTAACAGCCCACAAGATACTAAGGCGCATAAACAAGCATAGTCATATGCTACAACTACTACGCCTTGAAAAACTATATCCAAATTAAAAACTGTCATTAAGAAGCAATCAATGTAAATCAAAAAGGTAAAACAAATGTCAGATACATATCAAGCAGCAACACATATCGTTACTCATCATGAGCTAGCGATTTCCTTATCCGAAGAAGACGGATATGCAGAGAGTCCAGAAGAGTTGTTATCAGCTCTTGAATCAGTAGCAGAACGGATTTATGAACGTAATCCAGCTGTTGCTACCTCATTACGGGAGTTCATCAACCAATACGTAGAAGACCGGTTGCAGTACTTCATGTAATAAAGAAGCAGTAAATGTAATTCAAATGAACGAGATGTCTGAATTAAAACTAATCTTAAATCAAAGGAAATATTATCATGAAAAAGAAAACAATATCAGCAACACCTTCAAAGAACGCAGTTGTTAAGAAAACACCTGCTAAGGAAGCAGTTGCCGAAGCACCAGCAGGCGACGCTCCTGAAATTGGCGGTGGTAGTAGCAATACCCCAGCCAAAGAAGCAAAGTCAGTGACTCTCGACAACCTCGAAGACCTCGAAGCACACCGTGAAGTCATCGTTCCACCAGTGCTCGCTATGCACGGCGGTATGATTTCCATCCTCATTCATGATGAGTCAATGGCTGACGACAGCTTCACCGTTACCAGCATCCTGCAAGGCATTGCCAACAACCTGCAACGTCAGAAAATCAAGGCTGAAGACATCATCAATGACCTCGAGACACAGGAAAAGCACAACCTCGAAGGTAAGTTCGATGCCGAGGGCACGATGGTACAAGGTCCGAAGGTCGACGAAGCCGGCAACACGGTTGGCCTGTCCGACAATCAGCACATCCTCATGGATAAGCTGGATGACCAGTTGGACTGCATCAGCCACGCGTACATCGACCTCCAGAAGTTCTGGGACGACAACAACGACAACCCAAACTACAAGTTGTTCTTCCAGACCGACAGCCAGCGTCGTATTGCAGCTGCTAAGTACGCAGCCGCTAACACGCAAAATGCCAACACCGGCACCACCGAAGCTGCCAAACTGGTACGCGAGGAACGCAAGCTCAAGCGTGAAGCTCGCTTCGCACAACAGCACTAAGCAGAAAAGAGCTCGTTAAGGGTGACCACTCATACCAACTTGAAAACCCTCAGTCAGGTGAAATGCCTGACACTTATTCCGGGATAAGTACCCTGCCCTGAAATAGTGTTCTTAGTCGTTCGCACCTAGTCCAAGCGAAACGTCCTGTTCGGGTGAGATGCCCGCCGTCTTAAACTATTTAGCAGTATGGTGTCCAGGTTGCACTTGGACGCAATACTACTAAATACTTTTTTTTTAAACACTAATTACCCCGTGGGGAGAGCAACATGCAATTTAACAGAAACTCTTGGCACTACAAACTACTCACAGAAGGTGAGTTCAAAACAGACTCACTTGCATACAAAATCAAATGGAGCCCAATTTCACTCTGCCCATACGCTCGTGCAGTACTCAAGCAATTAATAGTAAGCATCCTAGTGTACGGAATAATTGTTAGTGTAGCAGTATCCCTACTGTACGCACCAGCAATCGTAATAACCTGGTTAGTATATGGAATTCCATGGATTAACCCACCAGCAGAATTCCTATATCTTGTAGGTAGTGCTATATATACCTTTATAGCAATCATAGCTGCCATAATCGGAACTACCATTAGTATAAAATGGATACGAACAAAACTCCCAAAGCGGAAGCAAGCCACTTCAGTACATAAAGAACCGAACTTACTTGTAGAATATATAAAAGCAGTTCACAAAAAAGTATGCCCAATAATTACCTTTAAAGACTAAAGCAATGAGACTTTGGATATCAACTTGCTACATACTCGGCTTTCTCTTTGGAGCAGCGTTTGTAATCAGCTTCCTACTTAGCACACAGCTAATCACATATGACGACCTAACAGGACTACTGCCATGAGCATGAGCTGGGAATTAGACTTACTTAAAACCCTACAAGCATTAGATGTAGGTAGGGGTTTTCAGTTACAAGAAGGCGTAATACGCAACAAATGCTTTATCCACGTTGCGTGGGAAGACCTAGCTATATATGTAGAAAGATACATGGAAAAAAGCCTGTTCGAAAAAGCCAGATATGTAACTAAATATACTGGCCACTATACTTTCGAACTAAGAAACTTTGCTCCTAACTGGGATAACCAAAGAACTTTGTTCGCAAAACCTAAAGGTGCTGGCCAAGGGCTATCCATAGAACCATTCGAAGGCTTCAAAGAAACCCCAATAAAGGAAATTGGTATGTTCGAAGAAAACAGCGAAGGTCAATGTTGGGAGAAGCAGTTATCAGATAGCTTAGTAGCTGACCTCCAAAGCGGTATGCACAGAAAGTATCCAGTCTCTTCAGAAACAAATACTGAGTACGTAACAATCTTAAGAGTGCATGAACAAGATGTAGAAAAATACATTAATTCATGTATGACCATGAGTGAACGAAAAGTATTATTTAAGGTAACAAGAAATACTGATATTTTCACTTTCTACTTCAACAAAAACTCAGGAAGACTAAGAAGCGAGTATTATTATAATACCGAAGATAACAATGAACAAGCAACACAGAAACCTGATTATTGGGATGAACCAGAACCGGAGGAAACGCCAATGCCTGTAGAAACGTGGGAAAACGAATTACTATTGCTACTCAACAATATGGCGAGAGGCAATGTAACATTCAATGCCGTCCGTACAAGTACAAGTACAGCGACAGTAATAGTTCGTAACGAAGACGTATCAAAATATGTCAGAGCCTGCATGACAAGCTCTGAACGTACAAAGCTGAAAAAAGTCACACGCTACGAGAATTGCTACAAATTCTTCTTCAACCTATCAACAGGTTATAATGACTACTACTACATGCGCGATTGTAACAGCGACCGCATGCGAGAAATACCTTCCAGTTGGGACGAACTCGTCCTGCAAGGGACAAAAGAAACACCGACACCACTTGATTCACCAACTGAAACACCAACCGAGGAACCTCCAATGTCACAGTTCTACAAAGCAGAAACAATCCACTACATCAATGGCCGCGATGCCCGCAACCTGGATGAAAACGAGCTCTATGATGCCATTCTGGCTCAAGAAAACGCAATCAACAAGTTCGATAACCTGAGTCGTAAGCCACCTACCATCAAAAAGCGTATCAACGTAATGCGCGGTGAGCTCACCGACCTCATGGCACATCTGGAAGCTGAAAACGAAAAAGAAAAAACTCCCGACAAGGGATAAGCTGGAAGCCCCGCTAATCCCGAGGGCTAAGACTGAAAAAATATCGGGAAAATGAACGACGTCGCTACCAGCAACGCAATTATAAGTTCGGCGGTAAACTGTAACTTACTATGGGGTGGGATGCCCCCCCGAATTTAGAGGAACTCAGTATGAAAATCCGTAAAACAAAACCGCAACTACCTACACCACCAACCTACCCGCTTGTAGTCAGCGGCGATACTGTGCAACTTCTACCTCCAAAAGGGACTACCATATTAACTGTAGCTGACAGTGAGTACTGGTATGTCATCAGAATAAATGGTGACCTAAGACTAACCAACTTATACAACGGCCTTATGTGGACAGTTGACTCTTTATGGGGCACTGCACCACCTGAGCGTTGGAAAAAAGTAAACGCACACGTAGTAATCGAACAATAAGGCAATCTAAACATCTTTTGGTGTTTATAATACAGCTCCTACCCCAGAGGGAGTTTGCCGAATATTCTGGGGAACAACAAAGGCCAGTGGCTGGCCTATGGTAGCCCTGCTACCATAAAGCTCCCCCCCTAAGCAGCCTCACAATTACGGGTAAGAGGCAGATATTGGCTTTAGCTGCAGCAGACTGTAAATCTGTATTCGGCTTGACCGGGTGTTGGTTCGATTCCAACCTTACCCACCATACAACGGACGAGTGGCGGAATCGGTATACGCGCCGGCCAAGGCTGGTTTGGTAGACTTCGAAACCCTAGGTAAAGTAGAAGTCGTTAAATCCTTTGCGGGTTCGAATCCTGCCTCGTCCACCATACAGGCTCAAAACGGATGGTTGAGAATGACACTCACCATAAACCCCTAGCTTAATAGGGCACCACCCGCTATAGATTAAGCGCCTTCCAAACATGTCCTTACTGGCGTGTATCTAGTACAGGTAATACCAATAAGCCGGGCGGTTTTCTGGTTGTTTCCTCCCATCCCAGCGGGAGTCCGGCGACGAGTCTGGGTTCTGTACTACCTTAAGTAAACGATGTAAGGCTGGCTTTCCTCACTTCACGATACGGGAAAGCCGGCCAAGCATTTACGGAAAAGTAATGATAACTAAAACTCAACGTTACTTACTAAGTAAACTACCAACCAAAATACAAAATAAAATTACTATTATAACTAATGGTTGCTGGCTATGGTCAGGCGAGCTTAATAGAAACGGATATGGTCGCTGCTGATATAACGGCAAGCGCCATATGGCACATCGCTTAACATACACATTATTAAAAAGCTGTATAGGCGAAGGCTTATTACTCGACCATAACTGTCGTACCCGTAATTGTTGTAACCCAACACATGCTAGTCCAGTAACACACCAACATAATACTCACCGAGGCAAAGCGAGGCTATTCAAAAATGCTTAATACAATACCCTGTCCCTTCTGCGGCGAAACTGAACATCTAAGAATAGATGATGCTTCTGAAAAAGACAGTTGCTGTACTGGTCTTGGTGTAATCTGCGACGCTACCAAAGGCGGCTGTGGTGCCACAGGCGGCTATGCGCCAACCAAAGAAGAAGCTGTTACTAAATGGGAAAAAAGGAAGAAAAATGAAACTTATTTACACTCGTAGAGGCAAAACCCTCACCAACATCAATACCGGTAAAGAGCAGGTATTCAAATTCATCAATGAAGCTAAACGTGAAAGCCGCGCCATTCAACAAGCCAATGGCGGTCTTGGACGCGGAGCTATAAAAATACAATGACTCTAACTAGAGCTCAACGAGAAGCAGTATGCACACTGTACTACAGAAATAACAACGGTTGCACAACCTACAAAGCTTTTCGTAAGCAAGTACAATTAGGCTATGACTGCATAATGATACGTTGGTGTAGCATGTGGGTTGGTATAGAAGCTGACGGATATACACACACTTAAAGGAACCATCATGATTGTAACAATGCTTGATGGAAGACGGTTTGAGAACCGCCACCCTTATCATTTCTGTACAGGCTATAAAGCAGCATCTATTGAAATGCAACGTGGTGATTTCGAGTCCCTTCGCAAATTAGCTTACGAAGACCCAGTAAATTTTAATGCCGTAATGCTACAATTAAATAACAGATTCCAAACTAAAAAATCAGGAGAATAGTCATGATATTAGCAGGCTTACTCACCGTGCTTGCCATAGTAGCTGTATTCTTCAAACTCAGCCCTGACACCAAGCAGAAGCTGCTGGGATATGACATTGCACTGGATATCCTGGTCACGGGATTCCTTGCCTGGCTATTGGCCGGCACCTACTCAGGCATGATGGCCGCTATTGTAGGCGGGCTGGCGTTCAGTATTACATTAATTATCTCAAAGTTTTTTATGGGATATCAACGATTTAACTGGCGGCAACGTGAATGGATAACTCCTACCTGCTAGACAGCCCAATAAATCCGGCGTATCCTAATCGGCCGAACTAAAACCAAAAACATGGAGACCGTCTCGATATGCGCATCACGTTCCTTAGTGCTGGCAACACGCCACTGACAAAAAAATTCGAACGTGGGGCGCAAAAACAGCTAATCAAGCATAACTATCCGCACGTTCGTAACTTCTCATCCGAAACCTATGAAATAAAAGACCTCAAGAATTTCACTCTTCTGCTACAGTCAGAAGCTAATGCAAACCACTGTCTGCTTAAAGGTGAAATCCAGCGCGAACTCATTAACGAATCCCGTGCAGGAAGCACAACCAGTGGAGTATCAACTGAATGGTTATGCCTCGATATCGATGGCCTCCCCGGCGTAACTACTGTAGCTGAATTCTTGTGGCTTATGCCTAAAGAGTTCCGTGGGGTGCAACACGTTATTCAATACTCAGCAAGTATGGGCGTTGACCCTAAGAAAGGACTCAGCGCACACATATTCTTCCAACTGGATAAACCATATTTTCCAGCGGAACTAAAAGAATGGCTGGTATACCTTAACCACACTGTCCCAATCCTTGAGTCTAATCTAAACCTCGCACGTAGTAACTGCGTCCTAAAATGGCCACTTGATATATCAGTGGTACAAAACGACAAGCTCATCTACATCGCACCACCAGTACTTGGTAAAGGCGTTGTAGATAAACTACGAGGCAAGCGCATAGCGTTTGTCGCTGGCAAAGCCAAACTCAAACCAAGCATGGCCGGAGCATTACCAGATGCCAACGCAAAGAAAACTAAAGCAAAAATCAATGCTTTACGAGACAAGCTCGACCTTCCTAAGCGAACTCGTGTGGACGACAAAATGGTCCAAGGTATTATGGTGGCATGCGCACCGGGAACTGCTCGCGTTACTCAGCGACGCGAAGCTGACGACTTCATCTACCTCAACATCAATGGTGGCGACTCATTTGGCTACTACCACCCAAAGAATAACTTCGAATTTCTATATAACTTCAAAGGTGAACCGAATTATAGGATTAAAGAGTTCTTACCTGATTACTATGCAAGCCTTGCGGTTACCCCCAAAGTTATCACCCCCGGCATCGAGTACCTTGCTTTTCTTGACCCTAAAGAAGACCAGTATTATCGAGGAACTTATGAAGCCGCCTCAGGCTTTTATGACATACATCGAGCAGGCAATGTCACAAAGGTTCAAAGTTTCCTCGGTCAACATGGGCAACCGGTACCCGAAAACATACCTGAATGGGAAGTTGCTTTCGAGTTTGACAACCCCACCGTAGTAGACAGCAAGCAACAGTTCCTTAATAAATATGCGCCATCCGAACATATGAGCGCTGATAACCTTAAAAGAAAAGTCACTACTATCCCACCAACCATTAAGAAAGTAATCTTACATGCGCTTGGCAATGATAAAGACAGCTATGATTATTTCCTTAACTGGCTTGCTGCAATCATTCAACATCGAACAAAGACTGGCACCGCCTGGATTCTCCATGGTACTCAAGGAACCGGTAAAGGACTTTTGTTTCACAACATTCTCACGCCCCTTGTTGGACGTGACTATGCCTCGAGCACCGGACTCTACGCCTTTGAAAAAGAATTCAATGGCTTCATGGAACAAAGTGTCTTCCTACTTATCGACGAGGCCGAGATATCCTCCTTGCGTAATCAGGAAGAAGTCATGGCGAAACTTAAGTCCTCTATAACAGAGAACGAGATACCTATTCGCAAAATGCGTACTGATTATTACAATGCCCGCAACTACACAAACATAATTATCGCTTCAAACAAACATGATGCAGCACAAATTGACGACAATGACCGTCGCTTTAATGTAGCGCGTCGTCAAGAAAAGAGTTTAAAAATAACTGACAGAGAACTAGATAAAATAAAAGCAGAACTACCTAACTTCGCATCTTACCTACAACACTGTAAATGCAATGTTGCACAGGCTCGCAAGCCGCTAATCAATAAAGACCGCGAGATGATGCAAAAGATTACACGAGATTCCAACGAGGCTATTGCTGATGCGGTACATAAAGCTGACTTTGACTTCTTTTTTGATTTCAGACCTACCGAGGAAGACCCAGCTACCCTGGCACTATTATCGGGAAGTAGTAGCATGCCTAGTTATGACGAAGCTATGCTCCAACTCTTCATTCACAACCGCCTTACTCGAGATGCACTTAGAACCTTGTTCTATTACATTAACGCAGTCTCTTTCAAGACAGCACATAAAGCAACAAAATTCTTGGCGCATAAAGAACTACCAACAACACGTATCCGCGTTGATGGCAGGATACAACACGGATATGCGCGTGAAGAGAACATTAACCCGCTCTCGTACACCAAGGACGCGCAAGCATGGCTGAACAAATTAATGTCCCAGAGCAAAGACAAACCGAAGCTGAGAAGCGTCAAATAAATGCAATACTGGTTGCAGCTAAACTACAAGGATTTATTTTTCCGAATATTCATTATTTAGGATTATACAAAGGGTATTTATTAATAGGCGTAAAGAAAAAGAACTACTACTATATTTATAAAGACGGAAAGTCTGATGCTCGAAAAATGCCTTCTACAATATCAGACCCTATAGATGTATTAAAAAGAGCTGTAGATAACGATGCGTTTATTTGGGATAAAACGCAAGCAGTTCCACAATGACTCCACAAATAAATGCTACTTTAGTTTCAGCCGCGCTACAGGATATTGTATTCCCAGATATATTTCATGCAGAAATATACAAAGGATATTTAATAGTCGGCTGCATTAAAGACCACTATTATATTTACAAGAATGGAAAAACTGATAAACGCCGTTGGCGGCATTCAAATAACGACTCTCTTAGTATTTTACGTAATCTTATAGACGTAGATATTGTTCGCTGGGACCCTTATTATTCACCACCACTATGACACCTTACTTACATCCACGCGACTTACTGCTTATCAAGCTTAACCTATCTGGGATGCTCGATAGCCCTGTAGACAAAAGCAAAGGCTTTAGCGAAGGCACCGGCTTTTTATTATTTGCTACTCAAAATAAATGGTATAAATATAGTAAGAATCTCGATAAAGTAGCTACTTGGAGAATAGCTACTTTTAAAGACCTCGATGGATTTTACCTACATGTTATGTGACCTACCAAAAGCAATTATAACCAAACTAGCTATCAAGAAGCTGCAGGGGGATAAATTTAAAGGCATAATCCACACCAGTAAATATGAGGAGTACTGGTTTATCATAACTGAAGGCATTGGAAAGAACTTTATCTCTGATGGTACCAATCTTGATTATAGGTACCCCCCACTTCATAATAGTAAACACTCTATAGAACCTCAAATAAAAGCACTAGAAGACGTAGTTAATAACCACAAAATAATATGGGATGACCCGACATGATTTACTTTTTATGGTTTGCGCTTTATATTCTCATCGGTACTGAAATACTTATCTGCTTAGACAGATATGAACCCCCTGAGTATAAATCACTAATATTCGAATTAATCATATTCATTATAGCCTGGCTCCCGCTTCTGATTGTATTCATAGCTCTTGAGGCGAAACGACATGTCCAAAAGAGAAGTTAATTGCGATTATTGCGGCAAACCAGCTATTCTTATAGACAGTAAAGAAATCTACGGTAAAAGCTACGGCATGGTATGGAGCTGCAAACCTTGCGGTGCTCATGTGGGAACACATAAAAACAGCGAAGATTATAAGCCACTAGGGCGCTTAGCTAATAGCCACCTACGCCGTTTAAAAAGCGCCGCACATAAAGCCTTCGACCTATTATGGAAATATGGTGAGCTATCTCGTACAGAAGCTTATGACTGGCTAGCTACTAAATTAAACATACCACTAAAGGAATGCCATATAGGTATGTTCGGACCAAAAGAATGCAAACAAGTGGTAATCCTTTGTGAAAAATTCACGTAACAGAAACTGTCCTTGCGGCAGCAACCGTAAATATAAGCGCTGCTGCGAACCGAAAGAGAAAGAAGCTGCTAAGCGAACACGCATGAAGCTGATTGGTAAGAAAGTAAGAAGCGCCATATGGCAAAGATTTTGGACTAAAATATTTGGAATATTTACTCGATGACAGAAATATTCAGTAATGTAATTATTCCCTTTGCAATACTCGACTTACTTGCCTTCAACGTCACTGCTTTAATATGGCTATATACGGATATAAGGAAACATAAAGCTAAAGCTGTTTATAAAAAATTAATAACTGGAGTTTGAACTATGCACCCAGCCAAATTTATATTAATCCTGTGTGCTATGCTCATAAGCTCTGTTCTTATAGACCGTGGCATGCAATATATAGCTCTTGACTGGGGGAAGTACCGCCCTAATAAAACTACAGAATGCGCTGCTTTTTATTATGACCATGTGTACACAATTAAGCGCTACCTGATTAAGGAGGAAGGATGAGTGACCCTAAATACGAAGCCGGACGTAATAATGAAGGGTTTGATTGCGTTATTGGGAAAGGTAATGGGCTTGGTTACTATGCCCATACACTAAACGAAGGCTTAACTTGTCGTGACAAAGAAGAATCCACACGAGCTGCTAAAATAGCAAACATAGCTTACGCTACTGGGTATGAACAAGCACAGTATGATATTCGAAAGTCTATGGGACTTGATAAGTAGTGCCCTACCCCGACGGCACTCCCGGCTGGTTCACCCGTGACGATGAAAGAGATAAATGCTTTGGATGGCTGAAGAATGGAGTATGTTTATTGCTCAGATTCAGCGACCCTAAGCTCACGCACTACTCAGGAAAATTTACTCACTTTGAGCCATTGCTTGAACCAATACTGCCTTACAAGGAAAACTAATGAGTGCAACTAATGATTTATATGATGAGTTAGAGGCTAAGTATTTTACAGTAAAACAACAGCTAACCGAAACCAAACAAGCTTTAGCCGCTCTAGTCGAAGCTAAAGACCATAAAGATTTATATGGCAAAACTACTATATATCTAACAATGAAAGACCAAGCTTGGGAAAAAGCAAGAAAGCTACTTAGTAAATGAAAGCCCCACAACTCCCTACCTACGAACAAGCCCTTGCATGGGTTGAAGAAGAATATCGTAAATCCCTCAGTACTAACCGCACATCCAAAGAGTTACTTGTTGCCCAAGCACTTATAGTAAAAATACACGAGCTACAAACCAAGCTGCAAAAGCCAGTTGACAGCATAATTGAAGTCAAGTAAGGTCGAACAATGAAAAAAATAGCAAAAACAATCTCCGCCTGGTCATTCTCAGCCCTTTCCGTATTCGAGCAATGTAAGTTTCGCTCTAAACTCGCTCGTATCGATAAGATACCAGAACCAGACCGTGGTGAACCACCTGCTAGATACGGTGGTGAGTGGCCTAACGACCGTGGCAACCGTGTACATGATGAATGCGAAAATTATGTACGTGACAAAGGCAATTTCCCTAAAGAAGCCGGCAAGTTCAGCTTGGAACTTGACCGTGTAAGAGAGCTTTTCAGACGCGGCATGGTAGTGATGGAAGACATGTGGTGCTTCGATGTTAACTGGTGTGTCGTAGCTAGTGACGACTACGCCAACATCTGGACTCGAATCAAACTCGACGTTGCTGTATTCATGACTGACGAATACGCAGTCGCTATTGACTACAAAACAGGTAAGCGCTTCGGCAACGAAGTAAAACATGCTGAACAAGTAACTCTCTATGCACTGGCTATGTTCCTCAGATATCCCAAACTTCAAAAGGTCACGGCTGAGCTTTGGTACCTTGACCAGGATGAACTATCCTCTTTAACCTTCACACGTAAACAAGCGTTACGCTTCTTCAAAGGCTTCAACACTCGGGGCTTAGCAATGACCACATGTGTAGCCTTCCCTCCTAACGCTAACTCATACTCTTGTAAATGGTGTCCATACGGCCCTGCTAATTCAGGTGACTGTAAAGTAGGCGTTCAATGAAATTAGGCCCTATCCCTAAATGTCGAATGAATACTGCTAAAATAAACGACTTGCCTATTAATGATATAGAGCACACAAAAGGCAGTACTCGTTATGGGTTAGAACTACTCGGGGTAAACGAATCATTAGTTGTATTCATGACTACCCATCCAAAGATATATGGCTCTATAAAAAACTATGAAGCCAAGCACGATGCCCGTTTTGTATTTGACAAAATAAATAAGGGCTACAGGATATGGCGAACTGTATAAAACATAAAAAACATAAATGGAAGTTTGAACAAGTAGCTGACTATACAGATGATGCTGCTTGGTTCGAATGTACTCGTTGTGGGAATGTTGACCTTCTACCTTTCAAACAAGACTCTGAAAAACGTAATATGAGACGTAGTGAGCGAATGATTAAAGCATTAAGCGAATGAACTTTCCTAAATGTACTGATACAAAAGCTTTTAGAGGAAACCATTTATGGACACTTATAGGAGCTGTAGGCAGTTCACATATAACTAAAATGAAATGCTTATATTGTGATGCAATAATTTTTAGAGAACATGGGGAACGAATCTCTAAAGAAGAAGCTGCTCTTAAAGTATTAGTATCATGAATAAACCACCAACAGTATTTGATTGTACTGCAGAACGTCATTGCTTTGATACAGAAACTACTGGAAACAAAACTATAATTAAAGTTACTTGCATGCACTGTAATATGATACGGTACCGTAAACATGATACTACAAATAAAAGACATCCGTATTTAACAGAAGCAGAAATGGTAGCCGCAGTGCTGCAAGGGGAGTAGTAATGACTAATAAATTACATAATTGGAAAATCCAAGAATCAAATCTTGAAGAAACAACTTATTGTTGTAAAAATTGTGGTGAACTATTTTATGCTGATGAAAGCGATTTCACTTCTTCTCAACCACCTCCACGTAAAGGTTGTACGCCAGAGAAAAATAATGAATGACAGAGTGTATGTTTTCGGTGTTACGTCTCTTGAGTCTGTAACAGGTAAATTAGAAATCTCGAATATCGAGCTACGCGTTCTTGATGAAGACCTTGAGGAACTATGCAAAATACACGGTATGCATATTATGCAGCAGGACATACCCGTCACTAAACGCTTTCTAGTACAGCAGGCAAAAGCATTAATATCAAACTCCTCTGCTACCAGCGCATAGAAGGTGTTACTAAAACACCATTCAAGACTGTCGCTATTGGCGAAACTACATCTTACTGGGTTATAGAACATGGCAACAAGAAACATAGGGTTAACAAAGGCGCGTGTCGCAGCCCGACGCAAAGCCGCAAAAAAGGCAAAGCCTAGTTGGAAGCACCAGAAGAAAACGCTTAAGCTTGCGAAAGCCTCCCCGCTTGTTATGGACGGCAGTGACCCTGGCACTGGTAAGACTCGTGCTCATCTTGAAAGCTTCGCAGAACGACGTGCTGCCGGTAGTGGCTGTGCCCTGGTACTCGCCCCCAAAACTCTATTAGAAACATCATGGGACGCTGATGCATTCGAGTTCACGCCTGACATGATAACTAGCGTGGCCTATGCCAGTAACCGCCAGAAAGCTTTCGACTTCGACGCTGACATCTACATCACCAACCTCGATGCTATTAAATGGGTAGCTAAGCAACCAGCGAAATTCTTTAAGAGGTTCGACACACTCATCATCGATGAAGCTACTGCTTATAAGAACCGCACCAGCCAGCGCAGCAAGGCCACGGCCAAGGTTGCTCGGCACTTCACCCACAAGGCCATACTATCAGGCACCTTCATGGCTAAGTCAGTACTGGACGTGTGGCATCCTATATTCATACTTGACGGGGGGCAGCGCCTCGGCAAGAGTTTCTTCCAGTTCCGCGCCTCAGTCTGTCACCCTCAACAAGTAGGGCCTCGACCAGAGCACATACAATGGGTAGACAAGCCCGGCGCAGAAGAAGCCGTGACCTTCCTGTTGAAAGACATCGCCATCAGACACGACTTCGATGACTGCATGGATATCCCACCAAACTATTCATATACACGTAGGATTATCCTACCACCTAAACTACAAAAATCTTATGAAGAGTTCGCTGACCACGCAATACTTGAACTAACTAACGACAGAGTATCAGCAGTCAACGCCGCTAACGTGCAGGACAAGCTATTGCAAATTGCGTCAGGCGCTGTGTACTCAGAAGGCGGGTACCAGGTACTTGATACGTATCGTTACGAATACATTGTCGACTTGATTAAACAACGCAAGCACAGCGTTACATTCTTTAACTGGCGACACCAGCGCCAACTGCTAACAGAGATAGCTGAAAACGAGGGGCTTGATTATGCAGTCATTGATGGAAATACTCCTAACAGAGAGCGAAAAGGAATTGTTGAACGGTATCAAGCAGGCGAGTATCAAACTATTTTCCTGCATCCACAAACCGGCGCACATGGACTTACGCTTACTAAAGGCACGCGAACAATTTGGTCTTCCCCGGTCTACATGCCCGATTTTGTTAAGCAGGGCAAGCACCGCATCTACCGTGGTGGGCAGACCAAACGTACAGAGACGATATTTGTCTGCGCAAAGGGCACAGTAGAAGAAGCTGTTTACGAGAAACTAAATAACCGTCATGCCAAGATGGTTAACTTCCTCGACCTATTGAAGGAGTCGCAGAGCAATGAGTGATACTATCGCTATACTCATCCCTCAAGAAGAAATGGAAACCGCCCTAACCAAACTATTAAAAAAATCTATATGGTTTGAAGTTACTCCATTTCCTGAAGAAAAGTTTGAAGTAAAAATAAAAAACTGTGACATGGATACCATATTTAAGGAGCAACCATGAGTAAGTTTATATTTATAGCTGCTGGGTCAAGCGTAGTCGCCTACCACCTTGGTATGATACTTTTGCAAGCAGCTTTCCTTGGAGCGATAGTATTTGGCGTGGCTATGCTTATTAAAACACTTGCTGACTGATGGTGACCAAGCTAATACTCATCTTGACCATAGTGCATCGTGGACTAATCATTTGGCAGAATATTCAAGAGGCGAAAAAGAACGATGTCAGCTGAAGACTGGATATCAGGCGAAGACCCTTACTCAGACGATAGAGATGCGGAAGACCAAGTCCTCAGTTATGAAAAGATAGAACATGAAACCGAGAAGGCAGTATTCTTCTGTGTATCTAAAGATAAAAACCAATATGTATGGCTACCTAAATCTCAGATAGTCATTCATGAACAGAGCAAAGAAATACAAGTTCCTGCTTGGCTATCTATAAATAAGGTACCTAAAAAATGAGCGACCAACGTAAATTTTTAGTCGATAACACTCAGCGTAATGTAATTAAACATTGGACTCGTGGTGTAATGCTTGATGACCGCGCTTTAGAACAACTACGTAATGTTGCTTCAATGCCCTTCGTCCATAAACATGTAGCCGCAATGCCCGATGCACACTGGGGTATGGGAGCAACTATTGGTTCGGTCATCGCTACCAAAGGTGCAATAATACCTGCAGCAGTTGGTGTTGATATTGGCTGTGGCATGATGGCCATCCAAACAACTTTAACAGCTAACGACTTACCAGATAACTTACATGCCTTGCGCTCCCATATTGAACAAGTTGTTCCTCATGGTCGTACTAATAATGGGCAAAAAGGTGACCGTGGAGCTTTTAGCACTCCACGTACTCTTAGCCATGCTATTCGTTGGGATGCTTTAGCTTCTCGATATAATACTATTCTTGAAAAACATCCTAAAGCCAAAGCATTCAATACATGGCAACATATGGGTACTCTTGGTACAGGCAACCACTTTATTGAAATTTGTCTTGATGAAGCTGACCAAGTATGGGTAATGCTTCATTCAGGCTCACGTGGAGCTGGTAATAGAATTGGTAGCTATTTCATTGAACGAGCTAAACGTGAAATGGAAAAGTATTTCATTGGTGACTATCTACCAGATAAAGATTTATCTTATCTTGTAGAACATACTGAACTGTTTGATGATTATGTTGAAGCTGTACAATGGGCGCAAGACTTCGCCCAAAGCAATCGCCAAGCTATGATGCATGTAGTTATGAACGTCATTCGTACACAAGTACGTGACTTTTCATTAACAGAGCACGCAGTAAATTGCCACCACAATTACATTTCTAAGGAACACCATTTTAAAGAAAACGTATGGGTAACCCGTAAAGGCGCTGTACGCGCCAGAGAAGGCGACCTCGGCATTATTCCGGGCTCTATGGGCACTGGCTCCTTCATTGTACGAGGCTTAGGCAGTGCTGATTCCTTCTGTAGTTGCTCTCACGGAGCAGGTCGTGTAATGTCTCGCGGTCAGGCCAAGAAAGAAATCTCTCTTGAGCAGCATGCTACAGCCATGCAAGGCATCGAAGCTCGTCTGGACGCTGATGTACTGGATGAGAGCCCAGCTGCTTACAAGGATATTGGCGCTGTCATGAACGCTCAAAGCGACCTTGTAGAAGTCCTATACCGACTACGTCAAGTAGTTAACGTTAAAGGGTAATAGATAATCCGTGTGTAGCTCAGTCTGGTTAGAGTTCTCGCTTTGGAAGCGAGATGTCAAAGGTTCAAATCCTTTCATGCGGACCATTTTTTATAAGGATTCAAAATGAATCAAGTAACCGTTCCGACTGAAATGGATGCACTGCTACTCAAATTGATAGCTAAACAAACTGAAGCAGCAGAAACAATAAATAAACTTCAGCGCTCTATGCTAATTAGGAAGCTATGGCCAGAAGCTTTTAAATGCGGGAACTGCTATGTTGGCATTACTCAATACCCAATGCAAACAAGTAGGTCTATACGTCTACTACTTAAAAAAAAGAAGCCAGTACCAGGCAGAGTTACATTACGCAGACCAGACGGTGCTGAGAAAGTATTTCCAACAAGCGAAGTTCCAAACGAGTTACTACCAGAGAATATGAGGAGCTTATGATGTGGCCATTTCATAAAAAACCAGCCAAAAAAACAAGGGGGGTAATTTACACGAGTTTTGAATTCGTAAGCTTTGATAATTCAAGCTATACGATTATACGTTGTAAGCAACCACGCGCTGATGAAATACAAAAGATTCTGGAAGACAATAAATATAGAGGAACCCTATCTTTCCCGCTAACTTCTGGTACGGTCACAATAAAGATGAGAGATATAAAGCGTACCGTTATCCAGAAACACGTAGTAACGGAAATTATAAATGAACCGTCCTAAAGATATAGTCGGGCTCGACTTTGAAACCTATTTTGACCAGAAATACTCACTCCGTAGCCCAAAGATGTCTACCAGTGAGTACGTACGTGATGAACGCTTTAAAATGCAATGCGTAGGTATTCGTACTAATCGTCAACGTAAAGCTCGCTGGTATACAGGCTACAATGCAATCAAAGCATTAAAATCTTTTGATTGGAAGAACACAGCTTTGCTCTGTCACAACACAGCATTCGATGGACTTATCCTCAGCCATCATTACGATATCGTTCCAGCATACTATTACGACACACTGTCTATGGCACGCGCACTACACAGCAACCATATTGGTGCTGGTCTGGATGAAGTCGCTAAATATTATGGTTACGCCGGTAAGGTGAAGGCCGATGCACTGAAGGCCACCAAGGGCATACGTGACCTGCCAGAAGAATTAATGACACCTCTTGGTGAATACTGCGCAGATGATGTCACCGACATGTGGAATATCTTTAAGCACATGGGCGAGAACTATCCGCAAGACGAACTGGATTTGATACACTACACAATCAACGCATTCTGTAATCCTGTGCTCGACGTAGATGTTCCAAGGGCATCCAAGGAGTTAGTCCGTGCAACAAAAGAATCCAGAAAGCTCATACTCAGGACAACTAAGCTTGTTGGCACAGCAGGCCTCGCACCTAGAGACAAATACGATGCTACTATTAAAGCTTTACGAAGCAGAGAGATATTTGCTTCCTCCCTTAGACAGCAAGGTATCGAACCGCCAACAAAAATAAGTAAAGACACTGGCGAAGAAACGTACGCCTTCGCCAAGTCCGACCTCGACTTCCAAGCACTGTTCAAGCATCCTGATAAGAACATACGTACTTTATGCGAAGCCAAAAGCGAAGCCAGTTCTTCTATCTCCATCACGCGTGCTACGCGACTGATACAACGTGTAGATGACGGTAATAAGCTGCCTATCATGCTCAACTACTGCCGAGCGCATACCTTCAGATGGTCAGGCGGTGACAAGCTCAACCCACAGAACTTCCCGGCACGTGGTAAGAACGGCAACGAATTACGCCGGTCTATCATCGCTCCTCGGGGTCAAAAGATTGTAGTCGTAGACAGCGGTCAAATTGAAGCACGGGTCATTGCATGGCTTGCCGGCCAAGACGACTTACTCGATGTGTTCCGCGCCTCAGATAAAGGTAAGGGACCTGACCCGTACGTACTGCTTGCCTCAGACATCTACAATAGAACCATAACCAAAAAGGACAAAGAGGAGCGCTTCGTAGGCAAGGTCGGTGTACTAGGCCTCGGCTTCCAGATGGGCGCTCCACGCTATCAGGAGACGCTGGAGGCCGGTGTGATGGGGCCACCCGTCATTATCGACATGGCATTGGCACGCAAGACAGTGAGCACCTACCGCGCTAAGAACAAGCATATAGCCAATTACTGGGACTTCTTACAACGCATGATTCAGTTCATGCACCACGGTAAGGGTGAGCGAGAAGCCGGTGTACTGAACTTCCACGCAGACGGCGTAGATGTCCCTAACGGGCTTACGCTGCTATACCCGGACATACGCCGTAAGCCTAGCGAGCGCTGGCCTGGTTCCCATGAGTACTCCTATCAGAACGGACGACAGCGCGGCAAGCTATACGGCGGTCTGTTCTCAGAGAACATTACCCAGTGTGTAGCACGTATTATCGTAGGTGAGCAGATGCTTAAAATCGCTGACCGTTACCGAGTAGTGATGATGTCCCATGATGAAGTTGTATACCTAGCTCCAGACAAACAAGCTGAACGTGCTTACAACTTCGGCATCAAATGCTTAACCACGCCTCCGACATGGGGGACAGATATTCCTCTATCGGCAGAAGGCGGCTGGGATGACTGCTACAGTAAATAATTGTAGAACTTGTATATGGGTTACTGAGCGCAAAGATACAGAGCAAGCTAGGACCAGAATTAATTGCATACTCGGTAAAAACCCCAACCTTCCGTTTACTACTCTACTTTATTATTGGGAACGCGATAAACAATATACTGCCTGTGACTCTTATGAAACGGGCGACCATATGGTTATAACAGACGGATGCAGGCATCAAAGCGCACCTGATAAGGTACGAGCCTTTTTACGTATTACTGAAAGGTCTCCTTGGGAAGTTGAGCATGGCACGTGACACAGACCTATACGCTCAAGTAATGAATGAATATTTCATTGGTCCATTATGCCGTGCTATGAGAGACGACGCTTCGCAACACTTCATAGGCTTTGAATTCAAAAAAGAAGCTGACTGTGAGTACTGGGCTGATATAACAGGCTGGGCAAGAAAAGGCCGTACAGAACTTTATATAACTCCAGTTACAAAAGAGATACGAATCTTTCTCCAGACTAAAGAAGAAGTGGAGAAGCTCAATCACGCAAAACTATTGCAGAGGTTACTCGGATGAGTGATGTAGAAAAGTATGCACAAGAGCTACTAAAAATAAAAGACGCTGCAAAAGCCTTTACCACAGCAATGAGTAAAGCCTGCGGTGGCTCATTTGAATGGGGCATACAACAAGTTGTGGAATCCTACTTATCAATGTATGACCGCTTCTGCCCATACAAAAAAGGCGACAGAGTACAACTGAGCCGGAACATTGATGTGAATAGCAGTAGTGGCTGGTTTCACTCCAGGCATTTCTTGATAAAGGGTAGCAAGGCTACAGTAGCAAATCGTGGCTACAGCAATGGAGCCTTCACCTTTGATGTTATTTTCGATGATGAATCATGGATAGATAATAACGGAGAGAAACAGCCAACGCCTGACAGCAACAAACATACTTACGGCTTCGCAGAAAAATATCTTGAACCTATTCCTAACGAACATATGTGTGGAGAATGCGGTACCATACTAGCAGACGAAAAATGAGCGGAATTAAGAAGCTGTATCTGCAGTTATCTCATGGCCGGGATAGTATGGAAGAAGACATGGATGATTGGGGGTTTGAAGGCCCTTACATAGGTCCTCTAACAGATATCGTTCAAGACTATGAGTCTCGCTACATACGCTTCTGCGAGGATGTAGATTTAACATACTGGCACATGGTCACTGGCTGGAAGTTTGGAGTCGTCGAAAGGTCGCTTGAAGTACCGGTAGTAAATAAAGACCTGACACCCTGCGCCAGCGCCTTCTATGGATACTATTCAGTAGGACAAGGAATACCCAAAGTCATTGAAACACATAACAAAAAACTGTTGACGCAGCGTTTAGCAGGTATGCGTTGACTTTAGTTCAACAATACGTATAATTAAGTTCAACAAGGAGCTATCATGGCTACAAAGAAAGTTACTCTCGGCACAATGGTCGACAAATGGCAAAAAGCCGCTGATAAGAAAAGTAAGCTGGCAAAGGACCTTAAAGCAGCTACTTCAGATGCTTTTAAGTTGGAAGCCGAACTCATGGAAGCCATGGACGAACAAGACACAAGCATCACTGCAGGCTCGTTTAAGAAGGCTACCATCAGTGAATCCGAAGTCGCCAACATCGAAGACGTGGATGCTCTGAACAAATTTATCAAACGTACAAATTCGTTTTACCTGTACGAGCGTCGTGTATCACAAGTTGCTTTCCGTGAACTGCTCGACTCACGTAAAGGTAAAGCAATCCCCGGCTTGAAACAGTTTACCAAACGGAAGCTGGGCTTGACCAAACTTTAATCCCCAACCCTCATGAGGAGGATGCCATTATGGCTAGTAAGAAGAAAGCAAGTAAGAAGAAAGCAAGTAAGAAAGGTCTCGCTGTTAAAGACCAAAAGACAGGTATGGCTACTGTCGATGAACAGATGGCTGCAGATGCTGCTGCTATTGCAGATAAGATTGGTGCTGCTGAGACCAACAAAATCCGCACCGGTGAGAAGACCTTCACAATGCCTGACGGTTTTCAAACGGCTGACCCGATTGAATTGGTTGTTATCGGTTTCACATCAATGAACAAGTTCTATGACGTGCCGTATAACGAAGATAACCCGACGCCACCAGCTTGTTTTGCTATCGGTGACAATCCAAAACAGTTGGTTCCAAGCAAGAACTCACCAGCAGCTGAAAGTAAAGCCTGCGAAGGTTGTCCGAACAACGAGTTCGGTTCAGCAGGTGCTGGTAAGGCCTGTAAGAACAGCCGCCTGTTGATTGTTATGCAGCCTGACGCTGACCCTGAAGAAGGTGAGCTGATGACGCTGGAAGTATCGCCAACAGCACTGAAGGCATATGACGGTTACGTTGCTTCAATCGCCAAGCAGTACAACGCTCCACCGGTCAAAGTAATTACCCTCGTCGGTATGAACGAGACCAAGAAGCACACTTGCCTAACCTTCCAGTTCTCGGCACCAAACCCTGACTACGCTGCACACTACGGTCGTAAGGCTGAAGCACAGGCAATGCTGGAAGCTGAACCGGACGTATCTGGCTATGAAAAACCAAAGCCAGCTCGTCGTGGACGCGGACGTTAAGTTAGATGAAATCCTTGCCGAGGTTCCGATTAGTAATGAAGGGCTTCGGCAAGGGCACATCAACCGCGCAGTACAATCAGTAAGAGGCATGGAAGAAATACTTCCTTATTTAAACGCATCTGAGCTGTTGTACTTACTCCAACTAGAAGCAGATTCACAACGTCGTTCAACTGTCACTGACCGCCTGGTACAAAGGTTAGGACGACTCATCGAAGAACGTACCAGGATAACTTTAACTAGGAGATTTACCCATGTCACGTAGTAGCTCAGCAATCATGACCGAGGCGCAGAAAGCCAAGGTCGAAAAGCAGAAAGAAAAAGAAGCCACGGCCAAGCAGAAGCTGAAAGACCAGAAGGTCGAAGCCAAGCTTGCCAAGACAGAAGCCGCTGACCGTAAGAAGGTCGTAGCTTCATCCCTGAAGATGTTTGTCAGTAATCCGACCAAGGACAACGCCAAAGACTACAAGAACGATGTAGCTGCACACATCAAGTCTGTAAATGTCGCTGTCCGTCTCGCCGCTAAGCTGCCTAAGAAGGCTGCTTAATACCTAGCAAGACGTAGTATCACCAACTGGCCTATTGCCAGTTGGTTTTTGTAAGCCCTTTGCAATTTCTCGCTGTCTGCCTACAGCAAACCTGAAAGAGTAATCTTTCTCGCAAAGGGCTTTCAAAAACTTAAAGGTGTTTAATAGAAACAAAAATTACTTTACTTACGAATTAAAGATTCTTTAATTTTTACACTCCATACACCATCGGAATAATTATGAAATATGATTCAGTAGTTGTAGACCTTGAAACTCTTGATACAGCAAACACAGCTGTTATTTTAAGCATCGGTGCTGTTGCATTCAACCATCAAGACAATGACAAATGGGGAGACTTCAAAGAGTCCCGCTCTTTCTATCAAGTTCTTGAAACTGATACTCAGAAAGCTGCTGGATTGACCACATCGAAAAGCACTGAGCAATGGTGGGCAAAACAAAGCGCAGAAGCAAAGCAAGCTTTCGATGTACCAAAAGTTGACACCAAGACAGCACTGGAGCAGTTCTACCAGTTCTGTGCTGGCACCAAAGTCTTGTGGGGTAATGGCAACATGTTTGACAACGCCATCATCCGTAATGCTTGTACACAGCTTGATACTCCGTACCCATACAAGTTCTGGGAAGACCTGGATATGCGCACAATCATATTCTTGGCAGGAAAGAACAACAGGATTCAGTTCAAAGGCACTCCACACAACGCCCTCGATGACGCGAAGCATGAAGCCCTGCTCATCCAAGATGCCTACTATCGCTTAAAAGGATAATAGCTATGAAGCCTTTAATTATTTTCAGCTTACTAATTGCATTATTCGGGTGTGAGAACGGCGAAGTTGTATTATCGACCGAAGAAAGAGCAGCTATAAAACAAAAACACAAAGCCGCAGGCGCAGAAAGAAGAGCTCTTTTTGTCGAGTGTATGGAGCTAGCAGCAAAAATGCCGAGACAATCAGATGATGATGTTGCTGACATTGTTGAAGAATGCTCATCGTCTTCTTACTACGTAACTAACTACCTTAGAAGATAAAGGACATCCATCATGGGATTACTCGCAAAAGCAACGTATACCATGACTTACCATCGTGGTAACAAACGTCTCTGGCTAGAAGGCGCTCGCTTAACAAATAGCGGCTTTGCCAAAGGTGTCATGTACACTTCAAAGTTCGATGCCAAAACCAAATCAATCATACTAAAGGTTGCTACTGATGGAGTCCGCGTAGTCTCGGGGCGTAAGCGCAAAGGGCAAATCAAGTGGACACCTATTATTGATATCTGCTGCCCCGAAGTAGCAGACATTATAAAAGATACGTTGTGTATTGAAGCGAAGTTTTACAAAGGCCAGATAACTATCAAGGCTCATCCATGATGGACACCTCGAGGCTATCATTTAAAGCCGATGCAAGAGGCTACATGATTACCTACAAAGGCCAAAATCTTGGTGGCGCAGGAGTTATGAATAAGCCCAAACATTGGCGGCATCAACAAAAGAACATTCAACAGTTCACTGAACACGCACGCATGGAAATACGTGATATAAAAGCTGGACGCGTAATTCCACGTTATGCGGAAATGATTGAAGAAATCGATAACCTATCTCTGGAGTCATTAGATGGCAAAGCCTGAAGCAGTCGCTGTACGCAACGTCAATAGCTGGTTACCTAAAGAAGTACACCATGAAGGCAACGGCGGAGGCTTCGGTGTCAATGGCACTCCAGACCAATACTATGAAGGCGATAGAGATACTCTCCGAGTAGAATACAAATACGCTGTCAAACTCCCTAAAATACTAGACCTTGCCGACACCACAAAAAAGCCGCACCTAAGCAAACTGCAAAACACTTGGCTAAGCCGTGCTTATGATAATAATGTACGTGTCGCTGTAATCCTATGTACTAAAGATGATGGTAACTATATATTCACTAACAGGTCATGGGAATCAATATGGACCAAGAACAGATTAGTACAACAACAGTACACTCGTACAGAGGTTGCAATGTGGATTGCTTCTACCGTTTTGAAGACTTGTCCGAAAGTGCTCAGCAAACGGTCCTCGACGCGAACCACCAACGCAACGTAGATTATGACGGTTGGTGGGAATCAGTTTATGAGCAATATGATGAAAAGATGAAAGCCATAGGCTTTAATGTATCAGGCAAATATTTTTCAGGCTTCAGTTCACAAGGTGACGGCGCAGTTATTCTAGGCACCATTAGCTATTTCGATTTCCTCAAACAAACTCCTGAAGGTATTGCACTTTTAACTGTTTTTAAACTTCGTTCTTTACAAGACGAGGAACTATACGATGGAGCTGCTAGATTTACTCACGAAGGACGCTACTATCACGAACGCAGCTTCACAACCGGCTTAGAAACAAACGCTGACAACTGGAACGCTGCTGATTGCGTAGAAGACCTTGCAGATAACATACATACTTTTGTAGAAGCTAACATAAATGAATGGCTGACTGATATCTGCAAAGAATTCTACAAAGCCCTAGAAGCTGAATATGACTATCTCACTTCTGATAAATGCCTGCGTGAGCACTACGAGCACGACGACGACTTATACGACATCGACGGGGAGCCAGTATGATAGCGCCTATCCCACCTACTGCTACTTGGCAAGAGCAGCTTTTTGATTTCGAAACTCAGCACGGTTTTAATCTGACCATCGATATTAAAAACTATCAATACCGGCATGCCATAAGAAGTCCACATAAGGCTAACGGTATAAAGGTTGGCGGTTTCAAAAGAACAGTACTCAACACTCTGAATAAGCAAACTTTAATAAAGCGCTTCTGGCGCAGACTTGGAGCCATGTAATGGAAACTGTAATCATATGCAGGATACTCCATAAGATAGGCAGATTTAATAAAGTGTATATGGAGCTAGATGGTGAATGGATAACTTCTACCAAAACCATCGAAGACTTTGAAGAAGCTGTTAAGAGACGAGAAATCAAACAAGAATATAGAAAGAGCGTAAACCAAAAGGAATCAAAATGAATCCACTCGAACTGATTGAACCTATTGTTCCAGTAGCTGTAGCTGCGTTTAAAAAAGGAATAGACCGTGGATAAAACAACACCACCACAAGCCGCTCGAAATAACGACGGCAAAGTAGAACTTTCGTACCTACTCGATGCTCCATATGCAAACGAAGGTCTATGCCGTGTACTTATGTTTGGCGCAGAGAAATACGAACGTAATAACTGGAAGAAAGGCCTGCCTTGGAAAAGCGTTATTGATTCTGCACTCAGACATCTGACTGCTTTTCAAAAAGGCGAAGAAGTTGATTCAGAATCTGGGTTACCGCATATCGACCATGTGCTTTGTAACATTATGTTTTTATCAGAATTCACACGCACGCATAGTGAATTCGATGACCGTACTAACAAGGAACCAAAATGAAGCCATCAGAAATCAGTACTGCAATGCAAGCATGTATCGCCGCACGTCGTCCAGGTATGTTGTGGGGAGCGCCCGGAGTAGGTAAGTCACAAGTCACCGCACAGCTTGCTAAAGATATGGATATGAATATTATCGATGTCCGGGCAATTCTGTTCGACCCTGTTGACCTTCGTGGTATCCCGCATATCAAAGATGACCGGACAACATGGGCAATCCCTGACTTCCTTCCTAACGTAGAGCGACATGGCGAGAAGGGCATCCTGTTCATCGATGAAATCAACGCAGCGCCACAGTCAGTACAGGCCGCGTTCTACCAACTGATGCTCGACCGTCGTCTTGGTGATTACATCATGCCTGATGGCTGGTACATCTTTGCGGCTGGCAACCGTGAGAAAGACCGCGCTGTTGTTAATAAGATGCCAACGGCACTATCCAACCGCCTCATCCATATCGACTTTGATGTGAACCTCGAGGACTGGGTCAAATGGGCAATCGGTGCAAGCATCGCTCCAGAAATCATCGCCTTCATTAACTTCCGCAAAGAGCTGCTACATAAGTTCGACCCTGCACAGCGAGCTTTCCCAACACCGCGTACATGGGAGTTCGCTTCTGATTTACTTCCACACACGAACCCACTCAATGAACTTGACTTACTTACTGGCACAGTTGGTGAAGGCCCTGCTGGAGAGTTCATCGCATTCCTACGCGTATGGCGTGACCTACCTTCAGTCCAATCAGTTGTCATGAATCCTATGACAACTGCTGTCTCTCAGAACCCAAGTATCATCTACGCTATCACCGGAGCACTGGCACATGATAGTGATGAGTCTACGTTCGAACCAATCCTGAAGTACATCTCTCGTCTGCCAACTGAGTACCAGGTACTGTTCATGCGTGATGTCGGCCAGCGTAATAAGGAACTGCAGAACAACGCAGCGTTTATTAACTGGGCTTCACAGAACGCTAACGTACTGTTGTAATGTTCAAGTCTTTAATGATTGAGCTTGGTAAAGGCACAGTACAGGGCAAGAATTGCTCTGTGCTACGCCTTAAGGATAAACGCTTTGTCCTGCAGGAAGGGTATTTGGTATTGATGCAGGTCTTTAATAAGACAATAGAAGCTAGTGAACTATATTTATCAAATGCACGACACGAACCTTATGGGGCTTTTACTTATGGTTCTAAAAACTTTGACCTTGATGAAGCTACAGAAATAGTATCTCAGCAATTCCTTATAGATAACTTCCTACAGGCGATGAACGAATATGTAGCAGCGAAGGCTGTAGCAGCGCTAACTTCGAACAATGAACAAAATGAAGACGATGGAGGCAACAGTGCGGCTTGATAACTTATGTATAAAGTCAGTATCAATTAATGGTACTCAGCATCTTATGGCCCTTGAGTATGGTGTTCATTTCTTCATTATAGATAATCGTTTTGATAATATTACTAGTATTATTTTCTATAGAAATCTGGCGACTTTGGAAATTAAAGCTACTAGCCAGTTTTTCTCAATGCTTAGCACTTCCTATATGATAACTTCAAATGATTCTGGATTAATAGGTAACGAGTTTTCCATCAACTTAGAAGCAGACCCTACAATAGAAGAAATACTTGAAGCAGATATGCTGCGCCTTTATAAAGAGAAGGTGGCTGAGTGGGTATCGCAAGAAGCAATAGGAGCAGTATGTAATGCTACTTAAATTCCATAAGGGACCAGACCGGAAAACCGAAGACAATATAGTTAATATATTTGGCGGCACCGCGTATATTTCGTACCAAAAAGTTATTGAATTCCATGAACAGCTTATTGGAAGTCAACGCCTCTAGGATACCTGGAGCCCAACTACTGACTAGCATGTGCATGCAGTGAATTGATATCTTGTTAACATCGTATAACCCGAAGAGTTCGGTATGAAATTGGAAGAGGTTCTTATAGCCA